GAACAGGAAAAGAAGAATAAACAGAAAGACAAGGAATGTTATGCTCAAACATCAAGAATAGAAGAGGAAGCTAACGAGTTAACAGATTATCTTAGAGATGCCCTTCATTGTGATGTAGTTACCATTGAGTTAATGCATAATACAGAGAAATATATTGGAGGTTATCATAAGAGATTCTATGATGAGAGCTTCCCATCTGTAAATACAGCAGAAGGTGTTGTATTTAACTATAAGGATTTCCAATGTATTCCTACCAACCTCTTCCCTATTATTGGCTATATGCTGAAAAATAAATTCAAATGGTTCTCTAATATGGATGAAGTAACAGAAGTAGATGCTGGCTATGCAAGAATCCTTAAAGAGAATCAATGTACAGCCTTAGCCATGAGAGCTATGAAGACTTCTAAGGGTGAAGATTTGGGTATATTGAATGTTACATGGAAGAAAGGGCATGAGCATAGAATCCCAGAGATAAGTGTAATTCAAGAAAGAATGACAGAGATAGCATCTAAATTAGAAATTCTTCTTGATATGTCAGATTATGAGTAGTATTAAATTCTCCAAACACTAAAAAATAATATTTAAAAGGTAGAAGGGAAACCTCCTACCTTTCTTTTTTCTATATAATTTATGAATTATATATTTGGTTTACATAGGATAACAACCCTGGAGTATTGGTATCAGATAATCCTGCAAAAGGAATATTCTGACCCAATAATCCCATAACAGTACCCATTCTCTTTAAACCTTCAATTCTCTCTTGCTGAGGATTATATACTGGTTCCTCTTGAGTAACCTCAGGTTTTGAGAATAGTGTCTCATCAATAGAGGGAGTTTTATAAAGGGTCTCTGGATCAGCATCTATACCATTAGGCATTTGCATTTGAGGAAACGAAATTCCTGCATTAAAGTTATCGAAGAAATCCTGTGGTATAGTGTATTCTGAAGGGTCTAAATGTATTCCAAGTTTACCTGTACCAGTAAACTTAGTTCTATAATTACCACCAAACATTTCTCTTTCTGCATTCCTTCTGTCAGTTAATCCTCTAAGTTTATTGTCTCTTTTAGCCCACATAGATCTTTGAACATCTTCTCTACTGGCTTTACCTTCTATATAGGCTGTTAATGTGGGTACTACCCTTTCTTTAAGATTACCCATACCTACATTATAACCATAGGAATACAAAGCATCAAGCTGCTGAGAAGATAATTTACTTCTTATTTCTTCAGGAATTACACGGTTAAAGTCCTTAGTCTCTGCTTCAAAGCTTCTATTGGTTTTCATGGAAGAACCTTCCCAATCGGATATTTTCTTTTTTATTAAGGATGAGGGTCTATATCCAGACTTCTTAAGTTTACCTCCATTAGCAGCATAGTTAACTTCTTCCATTACAGGAGAAGTATTAAGAGCTAAATTATTAAGTGAATCTACAGCATTCTCATCATTAGTATAATTGCCAAGTCTATTTCTTTTATATATACTATTGTATTTTTGCCACATATCAGGTGTTAGTTCTTGTCCACTGGTATAATCCCATAGTCCTAATTTCCTCATGTGCTCCCTAACTTCATATACCATAGCTGCTTTTTCATAGTCTTGCTTATCATGACCTAAATTAGAATCTTCGTAGCTATCTGTAGTTTTTCCTACATCTTCTTTTCTATAAATGTTCTGTGCGCCTTTTACAGTAGGTGTAATCTTATTTAAGTATGTAGTAGACCTACCAACATTAAAATCATTAATAGGATACATAGTATGTGCTAATTCATGGGATACAATAATAGGCTTAGCAAACTTATTGCTCATCCAAGGAGTAGTAGCATTTGTATCTATATATATATTTCCTCTAATATTATAGGAATGACCAAAGTCACCTTCTGTAATAGATGCTTTGTTAAACCTGTCTTTCATCTCCTGTAACTTTGTATCTACTTGGTCTGAACCATACTGCTTAGCTAATCTTGTTTTTATGATAGGGCTATCAAGATAATTCCTAAAAGCTGTTTCAGTATCAGTATTTCTGTTATTAACATTGACAACATTTTCAGAAGGAGCACTAATTTGTGGTTTCTGTGCAGCTATCTCTCCTGTGATTTCTTGTTGCTTAAGCTCTACATTTAAAGTTGGAGAAGTAAAACCTCCCAATTTAGTTAAGGCATCATCATCATTTAATCCACCTCCTTCTGCAAACTTATTATAAGCTTGTCTTATCTCTGGTAAGGTAATAATATCATTAGCAACAGCAACCTTAATCATCTCTGCTTTATCTGCTAAGGATAGAGAGTCCCAAGTATTATTAAGATAACCTCCTTTATCATGTAAATTATGTTTTTTCATATAGCTTTTAATCTCTGGACTGTAGTTTACAAGTTCTTGGCTTTGTGCCTTTACTTTGTTAGGGTAATCTGAATCACCATGATTATATCCCTTTGGATTTTCTTTGTAAGATTTAAAACCTTTATATAAAGGAGATACGTCCTCAAGTTTATAGTTATTTCCTTTTCTCACTGAAGAATTAAAGTAATTGTAATAGTAGTCTTTATCTTTAGGAATACTCAATAAGTTTCCTTGACCATCATACTGATAATCATAATATGGATTCTCCGCAATTACTTTCCAATTAGATATAAGTAAAGAAGGGCTTTGGGTATCTTTATAAGAAATCTTAGATGCAGCACTTCTATTTTTAGATGCTGTACCATTGAGGGAATATAACCAAGGAAGCATAGATTTACCTGTAGTTCTACTAGGAGCATGACCTAATGTTGATTCCTGTGCAGCCATACCTATAGCAGTGCTAAAGGACAATCCTGCTTTCTTTGCATTAGAGGCTATGGAATCTAACATATTTTCTGAAAAAACTGCTCCTGCATTTTTTCTGGTTGGGCTATTAGAATCAATACTGATAGTCATTTTCTTAGAAGGAATATAAGGAATACCATACTTCCTGTCATTCTGTAGCACTCTCAACTCATGGTCTTTGGTTTGCTTATCTTGCCAATCTTCCCATGAGAAAACAGTTTTAGTTCCATCAGAATTATATTGGGTTATAGTTCTATTGTCTCTATCAAAATCCCCCCATCCAGGAAAAATCACTCTACCATAGCCTTCCCATACTCCCTTGCCAAACTTTTGACCCTTTTTATTTACATACCTTTTATTTCTATTAAATCTCGGCTCTCCCATACTAATTATTATTTAAGGTTCATACTGACAATCATCTCCTGAATGAGGAAACTTTGAACGATTAAATTCTATAAAGTTACCTTTTATATCATAAATCCAAGAATCTCCTACAACAGAGTAAAAAACATAGGCAGGGGAATTGTTATCATTATTAATGACACCCCTTCTATAAGCAACAACAGAATCTTCAAACTTGCCATTCCTTGTGAAAGCTACCATTATGGAATCTGGACATTGATAGTTAAACCAATATAGTTTTTTTGTCATCCATAGCCCCTCTTCCTTACAATATACAAAAGAGTCCTTTACTATATTGAAACTATCTAAACTCAATTTTAGATCCTCACCACAATCATATATAGTAACAATAGAATCATTATCAGAATGTACTGTCTTTCCTTTATGAGAACATCCTATCACAAAAAATAATATTACAAATACATATATTAGTTTTTTCATAACTTAGTTTTTATTTAATTACTTTAATATTGAGCTACTAATGAATCATCCTTTATAGGCATAATTTTATTCTCTTAATCGTTCAATAGAATCTTTCCTTCTCATTATACTATCTGGAAGTCCTTCTGTTACAATCCTATCCATCATATCACTATCCCCATAAACTTTATAGGAGTATGCTCTTGTTTCCTGATATACAGAGTCTAAAGAATCTACATAGGAGTAATCTAAAGGAACACTATCTGGGTCTATATATACATATTCATAGTCTTCATTTTCAATTTTAGTTTGTTTAGAACAACTAAAACCAAAGACTACTATTAATATAAAATATACTAACTTCTTCATATTATCAAGTTTTACAATTCCGATTCTAGAACATCCTATACCATCTAGGACTTCTACTTCATATTCACTCTCCGCAAAGTTACATTATTTATCATTATGAAGGCTGTTTTCTTTCCTGAATTTTTTAAAAAATTCTTTTCCTTTAGAGAATAGATACTCTAAAGTATAAGCAAACACTTCTTCATCCTCAATACCACGTTCCTTGAAGAGTTTATGCATAACATGATACATCTCATGTACAAGTGTGCTATCAGAATCATTTAAATCTTCTCGCAATACAACAACTAAGTACTGAGTACCATTAGAGGTGAAGGTTTCAAATGTTGTACCTGGATATAATACCTTATCCTTAGAAAAACAATCCACTAAATCTCTTATGAGTTCTTCTTGATGTTGTTTGTCAACTACCTCTTTGTGAATAACTTTTGAAATATTCTTTAGGAAAGTCTCTTTATCTGGAGATACAATAAACAAAACACCACTCTTCAATATATCTAAATAAATAATATCATACTGTAAACCACCTGCTTTCATAATCCTTATTGTTTAATCTACCTCATCAAATATTGTTAACTCTTGACTACCTCTAGCCTTACTTTGCTCACTAAGTTCACTCTCCACCTTCCTCTGTAGATTCTGTAGAGAAGATACTATGCCTTCTACATTCTTCAATGCAGAAGTTATGGAAGAGATTTGATATTTAGGTTTACCTTTATCATCTTCCATATCTAGAATATCATCTCTCATCAAAAACTCACTTACAGTATGTGCTGCCTTTAAAGCAGCATTAAGCAACTCCTGTGAAGGAGTTACTGTATGCTTCTTATATATTGCCATGGCTTCTTCCAATAAAGGAGATGGTTTAAAATCCTTTTCTAGTCCCTCTTGCTCTATGATAGCCTTAGCCCTCTCTTCCTCATTAAGAATATAAGAGTAAGTACTTCTAGGATCTACCATAAAGTAAAGATAAGACATCTGCTTATAGAATTGCTCTTTTGATGCACTTCTGTCTTGGTTAAATAGCTTTCTTATAGGCTTTATAAGTAAAGCTTCATCAGCTACCTTCAATTGGAAAGCCTCAATAGTTACTAATTTCATAACTTCTACTCTTTATATGTTATACACTTCTACTTCTTACTTGTACTCTTCTTGATAGATGCTTTAATTTGTTGTTCTTTAAGTCTAGCATCATCAGCCTGTGCTTTCTTATCAAGGGCAAGTTTCTCATTAAACTGTCTTGCATTCTCCGAAAGCTTTTCTCTTTCAAGACTAAGCTTCTGTTCCATAGTCATAGCATCAGAACCACCAACCAGTTGCAATCTGTCAGCTTCTGCCTTACTATTTATCTGTGCAACCAACAAGTTGTTTTCTAATTCTTCTTGATGCATCTTATACTTAAGTTCAATTTCTGCTTGTGCCTGCTGAGCCTGTTGTTGTAACTGAGCCTGCTGTAACTGGAGCTGTTGCTGCTGTTGCTGCTGAGCTTCTTCTCTTCTTTGCTTTTCATTATTTTCAACCATCCTAGTCTTTTCAGCAGTACTCTTGGTAGTATATATCTTCATAATAGTAGAGAAGTCAAGAGCCTGATTCTGAAGAGCTGCCTGAGCCAAGGTATCAATCTTCTGATTAAGTTCCTGAGTACCATTGCTGTTATCTACTACAAGACCATAGTCACATTCTGCAAACTCATCACCATCTATCTCCATCAGCTTTTTACTTCCATCATCGAGAATATAATCAAACTTCTTCTTTCTGCCTCTAATAGCTATCTTAGCTGTCTCTAAGAAGCATTCAAGTACCCTCTTCTTCACACTGTCATGTATAGAGAAAAGAGTTTCTGTAATCATAGAAGATTGTAAGGTAGCTCTCTCTACTCCACCAACAGTCTCCCTATTGGAAATCTGACCCTCTCTCTGCCTTGAGATACCAGCCATCTCACCTACCTTATTAATAATCCATTCCAAAAGGTTAATATATTGCTGAATCTCATTACCCAAGGAGGCATCAATAACGCCAGAAGAAGCATTGTTCATAGCACCAGCAAGCTTACCTGTTGCTACACCAATATTGCCTTCCTTAAAGCTATCCTCTACAGCTATGCTGTTCACATTAATATAATAGAGCCACTTATCTACATCCCATCCCTTAGGTACTTTAGCAAAGTCTAATCTTACTATCTTACCCATATTCTTTGCAAGAAGCTTAATGAGCTTATCATGGATAATGTCGTAGAAATAAGCATAAGGCTTCATTATATCTACTAGAGAGAAAGGAACATCACCATTTGTACTATAGATACTACCAATAATACCAAAGTGACATCTTGAAGGATTGCTTAATCTATTATACTGAATAGGTCTTGGTCTCATATTTACATATATATCAGTACCAATTTTAGTGCCTTCCCATGCTTCATTAATCCAGAATGTCTGTTCCTCCTCACCCTTTAAAGGGTCACAATGATAAGTTTCAGGATAGAAGTTAAACTCTTCCTCACCAGTCTCTGGGTCATAGCTCTTTACTTTCTTTATCTGTCTCCTTGATTTCCAATATACTCTCAGCACTCTTACATTACCATTCATATCATAAGGTAAGTATGTAGTGTCAATAGTATCATCAAATAGAGTAAGAGGATTGAATACTGCATCACCAGCTGTAGTATTTACATTAATATTGGGTACAAAGCCATATCTGGCATCAATGTTATCCAAGGAGTCAGTATAGTTACCATTCATATTATTGGGAGTAGTCTCCAAGGATTCTATATCCTTCTTAGTAAGCTGATCATAATAAGTATCTATAATTCTTCCAGGATTCCAATAGTCTTCAAGGACTATCATATCAGCATCCTCAATCTTATTGGAATAACCAGACTTGATAACTCTCATCTTTATAGGGTCAACCTTTTCTATATAAGGTTCTCCTCCTACAATATCACATAGATATGCCTCTTCACCATGAGTATAAGCATCAACAAAACCTTCATTAAAGAGTTGGGGAATATCCAGTTCCTTCATATAATGATTAAGCAAGAGATTACCTCTTACCTCTCTCTTATCTTGATACTCATAAGTAAAGTAGCCAGACTGCTTCTGTAGTTCTTGATTAAAATCTTCCTCATTCATAGAGGTATCCATCATTAACTGCTGAAGCATCGTATTTACCTTATTATTCTTCTCCTCTTCCATCTCTGAGACAGCAGTAGGATTGGTAACTACAACTCTGAAATCAAACAATCTCCTGGATTCCTCACCTCTAAGTACTGACAACTTAGAGTTAATAATAGGATAATGTTGTATGTTATCTGGAATAAAGGATGCATCAATACCATAAGGATTAAGGTATAACTTCAAGTCACTCATGTGTATCTGACCATTAATCAAGTCTTTGTTTATCTTCATTGCAGCAACAGACTTTCTGGTCAAATGATAATGAAGTAAGCTATGGTTGTCTCCAAAATCCACGCATTTTTGCCTCCATGCTTTCCCTTTCTTACTAAAGGATAATTGTTGTGATGGAAATCCACCTATTGCGTTACATGCCATATTTATATTTCTTTATTTTCTTTATTTGCAAAGATAACAAAAGAAGTAATCAATATATGGTATCTAACATTTTCCCTAATTCAATCTAAATCAACTGACTAATATAACATAAAAAGGAGAAGACTCTTATTAGAATCTCCTCCTTAACACAAACAGTAAATCTTATGATGTAAATTCTTTATACATGAAAGTATGCTCGTATGTCAAACATACCATCTTTATCCTTTAGTTTGTCTAAAGCAAGACAATGTACAGCCTTGAACATTTCTTCTCTTGGCATTTCTGAAGGGGTCTTACCTGCTATTTTAGCTATAGTAGTTGCACTATCAGAGTAAATCATATTCATTGCAACAAACATAGCCCACTTATTATAATAAGGGGAATCTTCTGTACGGAAATCCAGATTCTTCATACATCTGTCCCATTCTGAAACATCCCAACCTCCTGAAGGTTCCATACTATTTACTATGGTTATAGCTTCCTTCTTAGACAGGTAATTCTTCCAATTGATAGCTTCAAGTTTATCAAGATATTCCTGAGCTACATCTGGTCTCAATTCCATCATATCTTTAAACATACTCTTCATAGTATTACCAAAGATATGCATATTATTAGGGTCACTGGATGTGCTCATCTTGGTATAGAGCTTATCAAACATATCCATTATTTCTTTCTGTTCCATATCTCTAAGTATTTATTATTCAACTAGCAAAGCCTTCAATTCCAAGAAGTCATTTTCGTTGAATGTGATAGTTTTCTTATTACCAAATATGATGTTAGTAAAGAGATTGTCAGGCAATGTTATGGAAATTCTTCCCTTACCTACTACACCTTGAACCAATCCTATATCAAATGTATTGTCTTCAAGTCCTTTAAAGAGTTCCATTACATCGGCAAACAATGTGTTAGTATTGATGTCTCCATTCTCATCTGCAAGAAATAAAGCAGCATTATCTATGCTCTGACTTATCTTTCCTTCATATTTATTGAGGAGGTTATGACATCCACGCTTGATATAAATAGAAGATACTGCTAATGTAGGATTATCACCTACCATTTCATCAACACGTTCTTTAAACCAAGTATCTAAGCTACTAAGTATTTTCTCTTTAAGTGCAGATATATTCATTTAGAGCCTCCTTTCTTGACAAGTTCAAGGTATTCTTGCCATGTCTTGTCACTATGATTTGTTATATAGTCTTTCCATAAAGCCATATTCTTGTCTTCTTCCTGTAAAGCATTCTTCTTCAGTTTCTTGATAAGGGACAGATGCTTATCCAAAGCTTCCTTCCCATCTTTAGTCTGCTCAACAAGAGGTCTTATTATCCTAAGTTCTTCTCTCTGTAGAATATTGGCTACATCTTGATAACTCTCCACAAAGTCTTGATCTTGATTAAGATAACTTTTCTGGGATTCAGTAAGACCATCCATTATCTTATCTATCTCATCCCATGTAGGAGTCTTGGATTGCTGTGGTTGCATATTGAAGCTGCCTTTCTGTTTCTGTAACTCTGCAAACTTCTGTGCCCACTCATTCATCTGACTGAGTGTATCCTGCTGACTTGGTTGTCCTCCTAATATAGGGTCTGCTGCAAAATTCATACTAACATCTATTTAAAAAATAATACTAATTTTGAAAAGGTGGAGATACCTTTTAGCAGTATCTCTCACCAATCTTATTTTCTCTTTGCTCCTTTCTTAGAAGCTTTCTGCTTAAGCACCAGTGGTGGGTGTTGCACTACTCACACAGTTGCAAGCATTATAGCTTCCATAGCCATTGATTACAGGAGTATTAGGCAATACAAGCTGTCCTCTAATGCAGGTGCAAGTCTTCTTGTCAGTATAATCCATCAACAACTTATCTTGATATGGACGGGTAGCCTTCAAGACTGCAACTTCCTTATCAAGCTCATTGAACTTTGCTGCAAACTTCTCATTAAGAGCATCAAAGCCATCACGCTGACCCTTATAAAGGGAGAATCCCTGAGCTACCATAGCATCCTTCAACTGGTCTTTAGCATCCCTTTGAGACTTATAGAGACCAAACTCTGCCTCCATACTTCTTCTGTTCTCTGCATCTAAAGCACTTACAAAGCCTTTCCACATACTGAACTTCTCACTGATGTCTGTCTCTCGATGGTCATACATCTGTTGCTGAGTATTCAATTTCATAGTGAACATATCAGTAAGCAACTTTACTTCATCTGCACATTCCTTCTCCATTACATCAAGGGCTGTAGGTGCAGTATTACTTGTAGTCACACCACCATAGGTATTGATATTCACATTATCAGGCATACCATTACCCAGTGAACCAAAAATACTGCGACTACCATTACCTGTAAGCCAAGGTAATACACCAAGAGCTGTGCCTGCTATACCCAAACCAAGGGCGGTGCCTGCAACACCTTTAGATGCAAAATCATTCTTCTTATCCTCATAGACTTTCTTCTCTATGACTTTCTCATTTGTCATATCCATGATACAATCTTTATTAAGCAATTAAATATTAGATTTAAAAACACTTTGTAATCGATTACTGTAGCAAAGATATAACAAAAAAGCTTGAACAATAAACATTGCTCAAGCTCTACACCCAACCTATTATATATCAACTTTTTATATTGAGCAACATTATATGTTTTAATTGCTCAACTTCATCACATTTCCACACTAAATTCTTTTGATGTATAATCTTCTTTCCTCTTGGTAATACACCTTTAAGAATCATTCTGTCAAAGGTGGAAGTACTAATTCCAAGCATTTGACTGGCTTCTATCTTTGTAAGCCATCCTTTCTTGTCTATAGCAGCTCCTCTTCTATCCAATTCATATTTAGATAGATTGCAAAAATAAGTAATATCAGCCTTAGAGCAATCTCCATTGGTAATCATCTCTTTAAATCTATCTAAGGCACTACATAAAAATTGTTTTCTTAAATCCATTAGGCATGTTTCTTTTCAATTATATCAATAATCTCATCACACATATTATCATTAACAGGACTACTGGCAAACATTCTTTTAGTTCTTCTTAAGAGATGAATTCTAAAAAGCTTAATACTCCTAATGATGTCTTCTTGATGCTTAAGAGCTAATCCAATTAGCTCCAAACCATACATGCAAATAATACAGTATATAAGGATATAGTGAGTACCCACCATATCATTAGTACAGAACCAAGAGCAATAATACCACCTCTCTACATTAATAAATATAAAGTAAATAAAGGGTATCCTGAAAAGATTGCACCATCTGAACAGATAACTTGCTGGTAGCAATACTATAGGTACAACCAAATACAGTATTGTATATATCCAAGCTATACATATTTCATTAGCAGGTGAGTAATGCATCAACTCATAGTTATTCTGACTAAATACATAAAATATGTACCAGTGAGAAAGCATTATGCCTATAGGAGCAAATATAGCACCCCAATGATATAATGTCCAAATTGCTTTCTCACTTGCAGTAGGCATACTACTACCCTTTCTCCTTTCTTGCATATTGAATTCTCCTTTTGTTTAAGTTAAATTTTCGTTATTTAGTTCTTAAAGTCTGTAAATTTAAGCTTTTCTACACAAATACCTTCATTTTGAGTACATTATTTCAGTTAAACTTTGTGAATGCTTTCAAATTGATATATTTGCACAGAATATATAGGGTAAAAGTTTTAATTTGAAAGTAATATATTCTTTTCTTATAATAGGATATGATTATAATCCACTCAGTAAGTTCATTAGTTTAAATAATAGTCATCATAAAATATAGAAGTGCATTTAAGTAATATAGTAAATTTGCAAATAAAATTAAAATAGATAGATTATGCCAGAAAGAAGATTACAAGGGTTAAGAGGACTGAAAGGTCTTAATACTTTATCTCCTGAAGAGAGGGAGACTTTTATGCAAGCTAATGCAAATAAGCTAAGCATTTATAAAAATCCTATGAAAAGAAGGCAAGCAGCCAACATATTATATATGAATCAGAAGTACATAAACACTTTTGGACTGGATGACTTTAACCTCAATAATGATGGTACAGAGGAATCCTTTAATATGAGAAATGACAAAACTAAGTTTAAGATAGTAACTGATACCTTCAAGAATCAACTTGGTAAAGAACCTAACTTCAATGAGTTAGCTACGTTCCTTGATGTAGATGGTATGTATGATTTGCTTAATAATCAGGAATATCTTACTGATAAGCAATTAAAGCAAAAATATGAAGGCAATCTTAAAGCTGCTGGAAGTGTTGTAAGATCCTATGATAAAGCTATAAATAATCCTTATGTAGATGCATTAGGAGAAGGCTTTATGCAAGTAGGAAAAATATCAGCAGCAGAAACACCAGGTAACATTCTTAATAAGGATATAGAAAGGAATAAGGAAATTCTTGAAAAATTGAAGGATGAATCCAGAAAGAGAAGAGAGGCTGCTGTACAGGGAGATACTGATATGATATATGCTAATATGCTAATGTTTGATGATACTGGTAAGCAAAGTTTAGCTAAAACCCTTAATGAGTTTGATAAGATAGCAAGTAAATCCTCACATTATGATGCATTCAAGAATAGTAAATGGTTGAGAGATTATAGTAATGAGGATAAGCTGAAAGATTATTCAAAATATCTTGCCTTAAAGTCAAGATATGGTGAAGCTGTTGCCGACCAGTACTTAGAAATGAACATGCAGAATAAGGTAGCTGAAGCACAGGATGGCAAATGGACTGGTAATACTCTAAAGGGAATCATTACTACTGCTTGGTCTGATATAGGTTCTAATGTAGCACTCTTTGCTAATGCAGGAAGTTTGTTAAATACTGATAGAATGGCTATCCTTAACCAAGGTAAGGATCCAGATAAACCTATCTATGACAAGAGGGGTAATATTGTAGATTATGAGGAGAACACTAATATCTGGACTAATCCTGCATACTGGAATAATGTATATAAATACAATACTTTCTCTCCTACTGAGATAAAAGCTATACAGGAAAGAGGTGGTGTATCTGAGGATGTAAATGTAAGAGCTTATGGTTATGTTCCAGACTTCTTATCTTGGGATACAGCAGAAGAGGGTGCTAAGCAAAGTGGTCATATACTTGCAGGTGTAGCAGAAACTGCTCTTACTGGTGGTACTGGTAAGACTATTGGTTGGGCAGGTAAGACTGCCCTTAAAGGATTTGGTCTTTCTGCTAAAGCCATGCAGACTGCATCCAAGTTGGGAACAATTACCAATGATATATTTGTTGCAGCTACTACTGGTCTTGAAGGTGCACAGCTTGAAGCTATGGGAACCTTTGATGAACAAATGGAGAGTGCCAAGGAGAAAATCAATTCCCAAATTGGAAGAGAGCTTTCTGAATATATGCAATCCATCAACTACAATAGTAAGGAGGCTAAAGCAGGTATTAATGCATTCTACAATCAGCTTAAGGCTAAGGATGCAAGAAGAGTTGCTTTAGGTAATAGAGAAGGTACAAGTGCTTTTCCTTTGAGTGATGCTACTCTTAAGGCTCAGGCTAAGCAGTTATATATCAATCAACTTCTTGGAGCTAAGCAAAAGGAATTACAGGAACTCCATAAGAAGGATGAACTTGAAGCTGCTAAAGTTGCTGCTAAAGCCTATGGTGCTAACTTCATTATGGACTATATCAAAAATATTCCTATTACTACAGGTATTCAGAAGTTCAAGATAGCTAAGGGTGCTATGAGAGGAGCTTTTGATGAAACCATCAATAAGAACATTATTGCTGATGTGGAAAGTGGTGGAGTCAAGAGAGTTGTAGACAAAGCTGGTAATACTGTAAAATATGCATCTGGCAAGAAATTAGGAAAGGAATTATTGAAACAACTTGGTGGTGGCTTTGCAGATGAGTATCTTGATGGTATCAATGCTTCATTTGCAGGAGGTGTAGGTAATAATATGTTTGATAACTACATTAGAAAGAACTATGACCCTAAGGCTTATGATAGTACAGTAGATAGCTTCCTTGGCAACATGCTTGCAGGATTCTCAGAAGGTATTGATGGTCTTACTGATAGACAAAATCTTTATGAGGGATTCATAGGAATGGTTTCTCCTGTAGCTACAACAATGATAAATCCAAATGCTGTATATCGTCCTAAGGATGCTTGGAAGGCTGTAGTAAATGGCAAAGATAGTTATGGTAATAAGCTGAATCTGGCAGAAAGAGCAAGTTCTATTCTTATGAACCCACTGCTTAATGCTTATACTGATGCTAAGGAGAAAGACAGAGCTTTGGACAGAACAGTAGAAGCAATCAATACTGTAGTATCAGCCAACAAGGATAAAATTAATGATGCTGCTAAGATAATATCTGTATTGAATAACTATGATAGTCCAGTTACTGTAAAGAATCCTTTCTCAATACTTGACTATAAGGATAATAAGCTGTATAACAGCTTCACTCTTATCAATGCCTTGAATAGCTTGGAGAACATAGGTGGTGGAGTTAATAGTAAACTCTACCAAGATAATATGCACACTATTCAAGGTCTTGCAGAAGGCACTCTCTCACAGGAAGAACTTGATAATGAGATAGACATGGCTCTTGGAGATAAGGATAATAAGTCTATCCTTGAAGATAAGAATGCCAGAGAGGAAGCTGCAAATAGATTACAGAAGAATGCTAAGTACTTTATGGATATGAAGGATAAGATGGCAGAGATACAGAGTATCTTTGCTAAGAGTCCTAAACTTATGAAAGAAAACCCAATGGTACAAAATATATTAATGTATAATCTTGTAGCTACAGATGACTATCAGAAGAGACTAAAGAGTATTGAAGATGAGTTAGGTCTTGGTCATACAGATACTGAATCTATATTTACTCCTGATTATAGTTTGAGATATGGTACTGACCAAGCTAAGAAGAGAGGTATTGCTGCAAGGGAAAGAGAAATCAACAGGGTACAGAAAGAGATTGACAGACTCAATAATGCCAACAGCTATATTGAGAAGAAGATAAAGGTACTGGAGAAACAGAGCAAGGTTGACTTTACAGATAATACAATAGAGGATAAAATTAAGAAGCAGAAGAAGTTACTTGAGTCTCAGAAGTTCATGTTGAAAACCCTTGAAAAGGAGAAAAAGCAATTTACTGAGGAGAGAAAGGAAATAAATAAAGTTGAGATGAATAAAGGTATTGGAACAAATACTTTTAGTCAAGAGGGTTTATTAAATTCTGATATAAGAGATTTAGCTTATGTTCTTAATAATGATAATATAAGTAATTTCTCCGAAGGAAGAAAGGCTATTATAGATAATATTAAGTCCTCATTGGAACAGAAAGATCCAGAGGCTATGCAAAAGATAGCTGATGCAAGTACCCTTGCAACAAGAATTGAAGATGCAAAAACTGCATACAACAGGATAATAAATAACAAAGAATTAGCATCTACCTATCTTGATGCAGTAAGCAGAGTAAGAGAAAGAGATGCTATTGCTGAATCTGTTCAGAGACAAATCAAGGAACATTATGGTAAGATAGAGAGTGCTTATATAGATAGAGAAAATGAGCCTAAACTATTCAAAGATGAAATCCTTAGTACTAATACTGACCTTATGGATGCTTATATGGAAGACCATCCAGATCAGATAGATGCTATCAAACCTTACTATGATATGCTGAAGTTTGATGAGGATGCAGCAGCTATTATCCGTACTTCTGACTATTCAGATGTAGATAAACAAGCTATAAGGGCTGGTCTTATAGCCTTAAGATATGCATCTAATAGCAGAACAGAATTAGAAACAAAATTGGAGGAACTCATAGATTCCAAAGACTTAGATCAGAAAACTAAGGACGAATATGAGTATCTTCTTTCTACCATGGAGAGTTTAGGTCATCAAAGGAATGCTTCTATTGTAGAGGCAAGAAAGGAAAGATTGCAGAGAGAAGCTGAAGAAAAGAAGAAGAAAGAAGAAGAAACTAAAAAGGTGGAAGATGAAGCAAAGGAGGCTGCTGAAAAGAATACTAATGAGGTTGATAATGAAAAGGTACCAAATAGTAAGGATGATGTAAATGCTCTAGATGACAGCTTTGTTTTCCCTGATATTGATGAAAACGGAGGCTCAGAGATTAATGACAAAACTGTTCAAGTAGATAATCCAACAAATGGAGAGATTAATTCCCAAACAACTATCCATGATATAAAGCAAAGTAAACCTAGCAAGGATGTAGATTTAGATGAAGATAACACTTCTGTATCTGTAGAAGAGGAAGACTTACAGCAGACAGATGATAGCATTTTAACTGCAAGTTCCTTAATGAAAGACAACTTTGGAAATGGCAGTGTTGATATGGGTGACATGTGGTATGGTACTACTGATAGTCCTAAGAAAGGAAAACTTCTTGTAGACAAGAAAGATAACAATATTACTTTCAAGGTTAATGATACAAACACTTCTATTGAAATTACTCCTGAAGAGTATGAAATTGATACTGACAAACAAGAAGAAAGTAGCTTTGATAGAAGCAAAATAAATAAAGGTTTTAGTGTAGATTCCCATAATAAATTAATAGATGAAGGCTCTTTGCAGGGAGGGGATGTATTATATTCTGGCTACATAGAGAATGACAAAGTAAAGATGTCACCTAAAGATGTTTCACATTTATCTGATTCTGCTATGACATTCTTTAATGTATCTGGTGACTCTAATTCAAATAGCCATGCAGAACATGCTACTCTTGTAAAACCTGCAATACTATCTATAGAAAAAAAGGATGGTCAAACACATTACAAGCTGCAATCTAAAGGTGAAATATACTTTGGGGATTCTAAGGGTAATAGTGAAAACAAGAAAAATACATCATTCTTTGCAGATTCTTTAGAGAAAAAAGATGGAGAATGGTATTTTAATGGTAATTTTGCAGGAAACAAAGAGAAAACCCAAGTGAAGGTAAGGAAGAATTTCAACATAGATAAGGCTATAGAGAGACAACAAGCAGCTAATGAAGCTGACCTTGCAGCTGAGGATATTATTGCCGATAGCAATAACCTTATAGATAATGGTGATACCATTCAAGCTACATCTGAAACCATTAATGAGCAGGCTGAAGACATCAACAATGAAGAAGTTCAAATATCAGATATCAATGAGGATGTAAAGGAGCAGAATACCATAGGCTTAAAGAATATGGAAACTAACGCAACTACCCTTGGAGGTAATGCAATGAGTAGATATGAGCCTAGACCTTTAGCAGAAGATGGTATCCTTATCAACAAGAAAGGTGCTGAAGCCAATGATAAAATGAACCAATTTTATGATTGGATGGATGCAGCAGGCGTAAAGTTACAGAATATCATAGATCATGAGTTAGCTAAAATCATAAGAAGAAATCCTAATGCCAAAGTTAAATTTATGGCTGTCAAGCCAGAGCGTAATGCTACTAATGATGTTGCTATGCAGAGCCATTTAATGCTTGTGCTTGATTATGACAATAACATCAATAAGGGTATTACAGCCATACATGATGATGCTAATGGTGGTGTTATTGAAAGTAATGGTAAGAAGTACTTGATTATAGGTACTGCTGGCTATGGTGATATGAACCTGGCAAAAAGAGATTTATATGATATTATCTGGAATCCTTATCTTCCTGGTGGTTTTCGATTACAAGTGGAAAGAAAGAAATTCTTTGATGCTCATCATAGTGAAAGATTCTATGTAAATGAGGATATCAGTACAGAGATAGTTCCCTACTCTCTTATACCAGGATATATTGTAAGACAGCTTACTACTGATGAACATCCAAAGTTTAGAAGTGTTAGAGAATTGCTGTCTGATAATACAAGAAATCCTATGCACTATGATTTAGATTCTGTAGCTTGGGGTATTCAAGAAATGTCTCAGTTCCTACTTATCAATGCTAGTGCTAAAGATGTTATGGTTCCTAGGAACCCAATAAATAACTTAGGTAGTGCCTTTGTACTAATGCCTGCTGGCAATGGTAAGATGGTTCCCTCTTACTTGAAAGTACTGAAATACAATGAAATGAATGATGGAACTCTAAAGGATAGAATAAGTTCTTTGCTGCAAAAGATGATTGACCATAATTACAAGACAAGAGTTAATGCAGTTATAGAACTTAGCAAGATATTCTACCTTGATAAAGATGGGGATAATATTCTTATAGGTAAGGACGACGGTATACACAAGAATGAAATATCCTTAGTACATGGTGAGGATATTCTGCATACATTTGTCCTAGATGCTGACTTTGATATGACTAAGTTTATGCAAGCCTTTGAAGACTTTAATCCAAGAATCAACATCACAGCATCAGTACTCAGAGACATCCCTACCCTTATGGAATATGATGAAGCTGGAGCATTAATGACAGATGCTGCACTCTTTGGCACAGCAGGTAGCTCATATAGTATATATGGTTTGGATATTGATGGTAAGATGATTATGCCAGAGCAACCTATTAATGAAACCCCTAAGGCTATCAATAGTAATTTCAGAGATAATAGACAACAGATTGTCTTTAATAGAGAATACTACAGATGGACAGATAATAACTTCTATCTTGATGGTAAACTTGTTACTGATGAAAAGAAAATTAGTCAGCTTCAATACATCAAGAAGATACTTGATAATCAGTTATCTCCTGTTGAGTCAAAAGGCGTAATGGATTATTATATTCTTAGTACTGGTGAGAATCCTAATGTTATCTCTGTAAATAGAAATAGCAAGAAAGTAAAAGAACTTTCTAAAGAGTCTGCTTTAGAGCTTATAAAAAAGATAGAAGAAAGGAAAGCTAAGCAACAGAGAGAGCAAAAAGCTCAGGAAGAAATTAAAGCAGCAACGGAAAAAGTAACTATGATAAAAGGAGAAGACGTGGATTTAGGAATAGATAGCTATGTAGATCCTAATACAGGTGAAATAACTCCTATTGTAGAAGAAGATACTAAACCTTCAGATAATACTTTTTCTGAAAATAATAAAGTTGAGGAAGTACCTACACAAGAAAATAAAGTGCAAGATATTACTCAAACACCTAAAGTTAAACCCGAAGGTACTCAAAGTTTTGCTGACCTTGCAAATAATTTAAAATATTCATTACGGATTAGAAAACTTGTAAGAAACAAATGGAAGGATGCTCCTAAGAAAATAGCAGAACTTGAAAAATTCTTAAGAGATAAGAATGTTGAAGTAGATGCTGTTGGTACATCAGAGAATGATATTGAAGCTTGGATAAGAACTATTGAGGATTGTAGGTAAAATAATAAGCGGAAAGCTATAGTAGCCTTCCGCTTATTTTCTATTAAAAAAATACTTGCTTTCATAATTTCAATGTTTACTATTAAATGTCAAATCTCTATAAAACAAAAAAGTAAGTAATTAATTATGTTATATAACTAATATCAAAATCTTTAAGCTTCAAATAATTTATTTGTCTCATACCTTATAATCTTAATTCACTTTAGATGGGTGCAAAGCTAGCTTGTAGAATACATAGGAATATAATCTATTTCTATATAAAAACCCCTAGCCAAACTAATGTTGCAATCTTTACTATTATAAACTATGTTATTGTTAACAACTATTTCAATTCTTGAGTGTCCCGTACTTCCCACATTTCCCGTATTGGATATTCCTGGTGCATAGTTAATTCTATACCCTAAAGCACTTAGTGGGAAATAATGTTTTATATCAAGATTAATAGAAGTGTCACCTTGTTCCATTATAAAGCAAGGTAGAACAGCACGTATATCAAGTATTCCGCTTCCAACCATATCATCAGGGATATTAAAATGGAACTTGGTATCAGACGTTAGTGTAATGCTATTCTTATTAACTACGTAAGTTTTTACTTTATTTTTAATACTACCACCTGCCACCGCTAGCCAATCTCCGAATTGAACTTCACTGCCTTTCTTAAAAATAATTCTCTTAAATACTTTGCCAAGTTCATCATTCTGTCTGCCATAAGCAGTTTGTTCTATAGTTGTATAACCAGCACTGTCTTGTGTAGTGGAAGCAAGTGTGAGCAATGTGTATGCGCCTGTAGAACCATCAGGTCTACCAAGAGTACACCAAGGGTACACGCCTGTTGCAAGAGCATTGTTCATGTTTGTTTCTGTCAATGTTGGTAGGTTATTAAGGGCATTATTTGCCTTATTAAGAGCGTTATTAGCTGTTCCCTCTATACTATCAACCTTATTTACTCTTGATTTATCCCATGGTGTCATTACACCATTGGTTCCTGCATAAGTATCATTAGCAGCCTTTGCATCATTAAGCGGTATAATTCTATATACAGGCAAGCTATTCAACTTAGCTACTACGAAAATATCTCCAACATTAGCTCCTTCTGCTCCCACAAGACTGGTAATGCTTGAAGGAATATTGATACGAGTCTCACTTGAAGGCAATTTGCCTTGGGAATCGGCTATGATATAGAAGTTCATAGAATTATTAGCAACCTTAGCAACTTTAGCTCCCAAGGTTAAAGCATTCTCGCTGGTAAGATTTATCTTGTCAGTTATAGGTATTGTACCCTTTTGAGGTAAGTACTTAGCATCAGCACACTCCTTAAACTTCTGAAGTCCTTCGTAATCTAAAAATTTTGTCATATTATTCTGTATTGTCTTATTTATAATAAATAGATAGGACTGTATTTCAAGTCCTATCCTTGTTATGCAAATAGTTGGTCTATTTCAGCTGACGTGATAGCTTTCATATTAATAGAATCTGTGGATACAGATAGTTGCATGAAGTTATCCTTATATGCAGCATACAATTGCCCAGTTTCTTTGCTGTATACTAAAGTTGCCTTATTTACCTTAACGCCCCAATACACGGTTTGTATGCCACCATGGGTATTATCTATACTTGTATGTATTACCTCTCTCTTATCTCCATAATTATATACTGAAAGCTTACTTGACTCACTCCAGCTATAACACGTATATTTATATCCATAAGAGGATTTTACTTCGCCAGGAAATACAGCCCCATATGCAGTATCGAATACTACAGTGTCACAAGTTGTCTCCTCTGGGGAATAGTTAGCTGATGTAGCTACTGGACCATGCGCTACATAATCAACAATAATAATTCCCTTAAAATTAGGTACTGTAAATTCTACATTATAAGCGGATAAAGGAGAGTAGCTTTTAGTATTACCTGCAAACAGAAGTTTTAAAACTGGAGGAGTAGCCTTTAAAGCCCAGGCAGGAATATTAGGAGCATTCTTTAAGTCTGTATAAGCACCTGTGGTAGCTACTGTAGCTAAGCCTGTAATCATAGATGCAGGATGGGTACTTGGGTGACTGTAAACTGTATCTGTAAACTTAGCATTTGTAGGAACATCAGACTTTACTGTATGACCATTGATTGTACCTTGAAAATCATTTGCATAAAGAATACCTGTTTTTGGATTAACCCTTACTGTCTTATTGGTAGCATAAATGTCTCCTTTTCTTTCTACAGCTTTGCCAGAACTATCGAAAGTTGTATGACTATAAGCGAGAGGCATTTCTTGATCACTACCATTATGCGGTCTTATCCAAACATTGGCATGATCACTCCAAAGTAAGTTACCATTTAACCCTGTTTTTAGTATTTGACCATTTGTACCCTTAGAAAATGGCTTTATTGTCTTGTTGTCGTTTCCAATCATTATTTGACCAGCAGTGAGGGTTTCTGTTGAAGTTACAGCACCATCAATATTCTTCTGCACTACAAGCCATGTAGCTGCTTTACTAGTAGTTTTAGCAGCTTTACAGATAAGGGTATCACCTACTTCACATACCTCTCCTGCATAAGTTCCAGCTTTATCTACTACATAAGTATCACCAATCTTAGGATCGGTTGGAAGAGCTGTTGTACCTACAGTTCCCTTGAAAACAAGTGCTTGGCTCTGTACTGCACTAACTGCTTTGTCTACATACGTCTTTAAAGCATAATCATTAAGATTAGTATAAGTACCTGCAATATTCCAAACTTGAGTCAAAGCATCAGAAGGTTGGGTCTTAAGTTTAAAACCTGGGGCTGTAATAGCCTCCTTAAACTCATTAGCCTTAGCTAATTGAGGGAATATAGTTTTCATATTAGAGAGTACTTGCCTAAGTCCCGCTAAATCTAAAAATTTTGTATCTGCCATTATTTTACTATTTTATTCTATTTATTATTTTCATCAAATGTATCAAAATGAAAGAATATACTACTTATTTCTTCAGAAGGGATTCTACTATTTTCACCAACATATTCATTTATAGTTGTATAAACAGACTCTTCTAATTTAGGAGCTGTAACAGATTTATTAGCAAGAGTATCGGTTCCTACAGCCTCATTCATTAATTGTTTACGTCCAATAGCAGCATTATGTATATCATGTCCCATTATAGAACCATTAAGTATTTTTTCTGAGGTTATACTATTATCGGCTATTTTATCAGTAGTAATTGCTCCTGTAGAAATAAGAGAAGTAGTAATAGCTCCTTCTTTATTATGAATATATGCAGCATTACTCTCTTTCCTAAAAGCTTTAAGGTCTATAAGATCTTCCCACTCTGCCCATTTATTAGTAGCTTTATTCCATACTCTATGTTTAATACTTGAAGTTCCGTCTTGAAGTCCAGTAAAGGTAGATTCTGTTATACTATAATTTGAAATAAGCACTTCACTTAAAGTATTATTATAAGCGTTCTTATAAAGCAACATTGCTCCAGAGAGTGTGTTAGTAGTCTCTTCTTCTGAGGAATGAGAATTATCAATAACCATATACATTCCTTCTTCTATTTCAGAATAAATTTCTTCATTACTTTCTGAAGATTGGTTAGAAGATAAACCAAAATCTAAAACTTTAGTATCTTTAGTAATATCTACTGTATTTATATTACTTTTAGCATTGGTAATAAGGCTTTGTAATTCTGCATCCAACTTAGAGAAATTTATAGCCCCATCTTTAATTACTAAATGGTAGGGCTTTTTAACCTTTTCATTAAGTGGAGCATTTCCTATATATTTCTCTATACTCATAACTTATCTATTATTTTTGTACAAAAATACATATATTGAAAATATTCTATTAGTGTCTTATTAATTCACTTATGAAAGTTAAAGCAAATTAAAAGAAATCAATAGTTTTATTAGCATTCAAGGGACACACGAACCATCCCTATCTTTTGGAGGGAGATGCCTCCTACACAACTAAATGTCAAAAGAAAAAGAATGTTTAATAAAAATTTTAAAGTATGCAGATAAGATACAGAAGGTATTCAAAAGAGACTGATGCTGTTATTATGCACTATGTGCATAGAAGTCCAGACAATTTAAAGCAAGCCTTTAGATGGGCAGCTTTTCATTTAAGTAGATCTGTTAAGGGTATAGAACAACGATACTATAATCACTTGTACTATAACTCAGAAACTAATAAGTACTATAGACGAGACATTAATAGCTATGGTCAAAAACCTAAAAATGAAAGTAAGAAAAAGGATAGCATTACTATTAATGTTGGTAAGTATAGTATCAGTATTAAAGAAAGATAAAGATAGGGATTTCCTCCCTATCTTTCTTTTTGTCTAAAGCATCCATAGAAAAATATACTACCTATATAATAATTAACAGGATTGTTCGTTATCTAATAAAAAACAATATAGTGTATGAGATTTAGATAATAATAAAATGAGGGAAATATTTTCTTGTCTTGGTGTAATCTTTTGGATTGCAGTATTTATAGTCCTTTTGTCAGGAGGTGCTGTCTCTAGCGGTGGAGCCTTCTTGGGGGCATTGGCTATCATTGGTATTATACTTTTGATTGCCATTGGTATTGACTTCTGCAATAAACCTAAAAAGACAAAGGAACCATCTAAGCCTATTGGAAAAATAGAAGAGGTTTCTACCGAAGATGTAAATTTAGGTAACATAGAAAAATATACCCCCAAATTTTTTAACTATAAAGTAGATAGCAATTCTAGTCTTAGTACTTCAAATTTGCAAGAACAAAAGAAAGCTATATTCACTACTACAACTTCCAAGCAAGATACCTCAAAAAAAGACAGTAACGAAGTTAATACTATCAAGGGTATTGCGTCTATTAATAAAGAACCACAGAAAAATAAATTGGACGAAGGTATATCCTCTTTAACTATAGAACAAAAATATGCTCTACTAAAGGTTGCTTTAAATCTCAGCTATTCCTCTCCTGATAGACTTTATCTTTGGAAAGAGCAGTATGAAATATTATTAGAATTTACGAAAACTTTAAGGTTAAAAGAAGACCAACTTGATATATGTATTCAAGAAATAGCAAAAGGGTTCTTTAGGACATCTGGAGATAACATAAATTCAGACTATTATAAAGTTGTAAGGAATATCACCCAAGATGAGCCTTTTATACAACTTATTACCACTTGTGGCAAGTTGTTAGATTTTATAGATTCCTTAGATGATGAACTGTTAGAAGCAGAAAGCTATGCTTACTTGGCTTTTCCTAAAATATTAGAAGAAATAGGTTTTACTCAAAAAGAGATAGAAGATTTAAAATATGGAGAGGGTATTTACAGAACTAAAGATGGAAAGAATATAATAGCCCTACAAGAGCAGAAAGAATCTCAAATCATTGAGCAAGAATTTCCTGTATCTGAAGAGCAGATGGCTATATTCAAGAAGAACTGGACTTTAATCCAATTCAGAAAAGAATTTGGTGTAGAAGACAGAGTGGAGTCTAGAAAGAACCATACTCATGATGAAAATTATAAGGTCTGTATATTCATTAAAAACTCTGATGGTAGTGAATTCAATGTAGGATTCTCTAATTCTCTTGGTGAACCTTCTATCGAGGAAATTAAAAGGAGAGAGAAAGAATTAATGATAGGTTTATCAGAATATGGGAACTACAAGTTGTATGACAATAAGATTGCATCTTTTAATAGTCAAGAAGTTGATTTAGGAATTTAAAATATTATAATTATGAATAAAGAAGTTATTAAGAAGTATGGTAAGGGAATAAGTATAATTATTAGTATCATAGTTATACTCACTATCTGTGCTTATTGGGGCTATAAAGAATACTATCTACCTTATCAGTATAAAACTCTCTACAATGAAGGGTTAAGTAATTTGCAAATAGCAGATTCTATAGCTGATGAACTGGAAAGATTAAAACAAAGAAGTAGGGCTATAGAACTTGTAACATTTGCAGCAGAAAAAGGAATCTCTAAAGCACAAACAAAGTTAGCTCTGTATGCAAATGCCTATGAAAATAATTTGGAGAAATCTTCTTATTGGTACTTGCAAGCAGCCAAAAATGGAGATAGTGAAGCCCAATATTATATAGGCTTCAATTATCTTAAGGGTTATGGTGTAAAACAAAACTTTGACAAAGCTATATACTGGATAAATAAAAGTGCCAAAAATAAATATAGCATGGCATTATATGAAATAGGAAATTTCTATTTAAATGGCTTTGCATTATATGATTTAGATGAGGTACATCTTAATTATTGGTATGATGGCAATAACATTTTTAGAGGAGCAATGGGAGATTATTGTAAAGTAGAAGGTAATGATTTAGATAGTATTCTAACTAATCCAAAAAAAGTATATATTGTTCCAAGTTTAACACTTGCCAAACAATACTGGATGTTAGCAGCTAAACAAGGATGTAGTAAGGCAAAAGAAGCCTTAGAGAAAATATATGAGGAGTAAAAAAAGAGGGTATGCTTTTAAACTACGTACCCTCTTTTTTGTTTATTTAGAATTCTCCAAAATCAGGATTTAAAGTATAATCTTTAGCTCTTCTAGAGGTAGGAATGATTGTTATAATTTCTTCATCATCGGTACTAAGAAGTCCCTTTTTTTTATAAGGTTGATAAAAGTAGGTATAATCTCCAGGATCTCCATTACCAATATAATTATCTACCTGTGTTCTTGCCCATAAAGGTAAATCCTCATACATAGTTCCATTACCCACAATGTCATCATCATCCTTAAATTTTTTAGTTGTTACTTCTCTAACTCCGTCATTAGGATCACCATTCCAAGTAACTGTAATAGCGTCTTTAGCAATTGCTACTTCTCCTGAATTTGTTGCATTGGAACCAGATTTACCTTTACTAGCAGCCTTTAAATCTTTAAGAGCTTTCATTCTATCAGGGTCTATCTTAAGATTACCTTCATCATCTACCTTATATCCCATTGAAGCTGCTTTAGCATCAAGCTGAGATTTACTAAGATTAAATTGTTTCCGCTGCATATCAATCTGACCATTTTCTGCCGCAGTAAGTACATCCCAATCTCTCTGAGGATTATGATTCTCCTGATAAATAGCACCATCAATCATGCCATTGATAACACTTTGCCTAGCCCTTTGAAGATTATATCCTGTAAGATTCTGATTAACACCTCTTTCTTCAAGGATAGCATCTGCTGCCATCTGTAACTCTGGAATTGCAGACATATCTTGATAGAACTTCTGAATAGTATCTCTACTATATCCCATCTTCTGCACATAATCTCTATAGTAACCATTTAATGTACTACCAGCATCTCCTGCGGAGAATACTCTTGAAGAAGCAGCCTTACCTGCTGCTGCTCCCCTAGTATAAAGTTCATTACCACTGATATTATAAAGGTTAGGAGTTTCCCCATCCAAGAAAGAATCAATATCAAGATTATCTGTAGCATAAAGCATAGAGGAGTCTTGAGCACTAAGACTTCTCCTTAGTTTCTTTTCCTCTCTCATAGCTTCATCTGCTTGGAGTAATCTACCAATTTCTCCTTGGTATCTTCTTCTCATGGAGGTCAATGCTCTCCTATTAGACATAGACAAACCATTATGTGCTAAATCTTCTGCCTGTTTTGTCAAGTCATTAGCATAGCCTTCATATAGTTTTCTTGCCTTACTTCCTTCAGGCAATGTTTCACTAAGGTATTTGAATTTGTCTGCTTTTTCTGACAATTCATTGTACTGTTCTTCACTCTTTTCATAAGCCTCCTTATATGCAGAGAATGGTACTAACATCTCCTGCATAGAGAAAGGTTGAAAGGAGTTGTCAATAACATAACTATAATTTCCGTTTGGCATATCTTCTACCCTTTAAAATGTTAAACCTCTTTTTCTTTTAATCTTGCCTCCTTTAGATGCCTTTCTAACTACTCTCCTACCAGTATTACTCTTAGGAGTCATTACACCAAAGATACTATCAGCAGCCATATCAGCTATCATATTATGCTGAGCATTCTCTTTACCTAAAGCTCCAAGACCTTGGAAGAAACTATTCACATTACCATAGATACCTTGATTCCAAGCAGCATCAGCAGCCATTCTCTGTCTTGCAGCATCCATCTGCATCTGTGCTTTAAACTGCCTCTGTCTATTAGCAATCTCAGCATTAGTTGCAGAAGTCTTTGCAAAGGCATCAGCATTATACATATCTGTACCTCTATTAAACTCAGCTACCTTCTGCTTCTTAGCATCATTATATTCAAGAGCCTTTCTATAAAGGTCTCCACTTGCTATCTGACTATTATAACCATTGGCAAGAAGTCCTGCTATCTTGGTTCCTATAGGAGAAGCATTATTAAGAATAGCTCTATCTGTTGCTCTACTGTTTGCATTCATTCTATTCTGCTCATACCATATATCCATAGGCTTATACTGCAAGTAATTACCTATTGGCTTATACCCAGCTAAAGCAGGAGCACCACTTGCAGCCTCTACAGCAGCATCCATCCTTGAATAATCTGGCTTGCCTATACCCATAGCCTGCATGCCAAGACCTACCAATGGACCAAATAATCCAGCATATCTCAGCTTTTCATTCTTATGTATAGGCTCATATTCTTCCTCTTTTACCTCTTCTTTTGCTTTATCAGGAGCAACCACTACATCTGTTGGTCTCTTATAATAGTTGTAAGTGTAATCATTGTCAGCATCCTGCCAACTATAACTTCCTGCACCATTCCATTCCTTTGGCACATCTCCTATAATCTCTTCTATACTTCCATCATCATTTACTACATAGTTTCCTGTTTGCTTACCTCTAAGGATTTCATTAGGTGTTTTCCAATAAGTACCTGGATGAGTATTTCTAACACCTGTACCATTTGGATCTTCAAAGATAGTCTGATAATCTCTCTTTGCATCTTTCAACCAACCATTAGTATCTACATACTTAGCTGCATAATCTCTAGCAGCCTGAGGAGCATCTTGGCTATTGATAATCTGTTGTAAATAAGTAAGTCTATTATTCTCATCAGCTTTCAGCCAATCTGAACCCCTTCTATAAGCATCTGTTTGGGATAGAGCCTTACCAATTTCCTCAGAGTTCATACCTTTCTTTACAAGACCTTTCTTCACTGCTTCTTTCCAAGCAGCATCAGTACTTCCATCCCAAGCATCATAATCTTCTTTACCCCAACCTCCATGCGTAAAATCAAAGGTCAGCTTATCATTTGCTTTAGGTACATAAGTACCAAAATCATAGCCCTTTGAAATAGCGTCAGACAGTGTAGGATTAACATTACTTAAAGCACTCATAAATTGCTTGTTATCTAAGATATGCTCCCAATCAGTAATCTTATCTACTTTTTTATCTGATGCCCATTTATCAAAGTCACTATCTGTATACAAGCCAAGAGCATTATATATCTTCTTTTTCATTTCTCCACCATCATCAAATCTATTTATCTTACCACCACAAGCATTCATCTGTGGTTCTTCTGCTGTTGATTGTTCTACTGGCTGTTGCATCATCTGTTCATTTACACTTTGTTGCTCTCCTTGTTGAGGAACTTCCTCTGTAGGCTGCTCCATTTGCTGCTGTTGAGCTTGCTGTTCTTCCATAGCTATCTGTTGCATGATGGCTCTCTGTTGGTCTGGTGGAAGAGAAGCAAATACTTCTTGTGCTTCCTTAGCCTGTATTTCAGATTTCTGTCTCTCTTGCTCATCTGCAAGGTCATGCATCTGTTTCTCTAAACCTGCTTGGCTAATGGCATCATTAGGTCTTTCAGCACTTTCCTTTTCTAACTTCTTGGATAAATCTGCATAACTAATATTAGTATTCTTACTTACATGGAACTTCTTCTTTGTTTGAGCATCTGCCTTTATTCTCTTAGAAAAAACATAATCATCAAATATGGTCTCTCCCTCCTCTACAAGGTTAGGTTTTCCTTGGGAATCAGTTCCTAACTGTACACCATCATAAGGTGAGGATTCATGGCTACCGCCTGCATCTATGTGCATTAATCCATTACTCCAATCTGAGCCATTAGTCTGTATATCTCCACCAAGTGCAAAAGTACTTAGTGGATTAACAGAAAGATTACCAAATACATTGGTAGGTATTTTATTCTTTGCTTCTGCTGACTTATTTTTTAAAGTAAGGTAATCAGACATAAAGTCATAATCTATAGCTCCTGTACCCAAACTTGGCAATCCACCAAGAGGCCCACCAAAAGCTGCATAGTTTGCCATAGCATTAAGGTCTGACTGGGTATCTGCTGCACTTGCAGCATCTTCAAATGAAGTTAATGCTCTATTCCTTGCAATATCTTGTTGTAGTTTTAATTTCCTATATTTCTTCTTAGCTTTATTGCTAAACCATCCATCTTTACCAATATCTGACTTAGAGAAGTCTGCACCAAAATCTTGATTTGCCCATTGATTTTCTACAGAGTCCGTACTACTGTTATCTACCATAACAGTATTGAGTGCTTTGTTGCTTCCTTCAACCTCCGCAATCTTTTCTTTATTTAATTTAGAACCAAAGGCTCTATTTGTCAATCCTCCTATAACACCAGAGGCTGCTGATACAATACCTCCTACTACAGGATTAACAGTACTTATGGCACTACCTATAGTACCTCCAATATTACTAATTGCACTACCTGCACCAGATTCAAGTCCTCCACTGATAAGTTTATTTCCTATTGATCCTACAGCTCCACCTATTGCACCTGCATTAGACTTTAGCAATCCTCCTATATTAGGCTTTAACTTACCTAATCCACTAAAAGGGTTATTCTTAGCAGCTTCAGCACTAAAGCCATCAACTAAGTTCTGTGAGTCTTGCACAGCTATTTTACTTTGCAGACCATCACTCCAATCAATAGGTTTGGCTATAGTAGGCTTTGATAATTGAGGAGCTTGAACATTTAATCCTGATGAATTACCACTAAGTAATCCTGGTGTACTAAGAGATGTAGGTGTATTCAAGGTACTTGAGAAAAAGCCATCAAAGATATTCTGATGTTCTCTATCTATACCTTGAGCAAACAGAGGTTTATTCCACTTATTTGCTGTATATAATTTATCTTTCTTTCTCATTATAGTAACATTTTATTGCAAAGATAATATATTATTAATAGCATACTTATACTCTTACTCCTGTAATAAAAATAGGTAAGAAAATCATTAAGACTCTCTTACCTATTATAGTTATTATCCAAAATATGTAGCCATGATGTCATGTATCTCAGTTTTATTGAGTGATGGATTATCTGAAGCTGCATCTTTTGTAAGCTTTATATATACCCAAGGATTCCTTATTCTATCAAGAGGTCTTGCCTTAAATCTCTTGATACCCATAGATGCTTCTGCCTCAGTATCAACAGCTGCATTGTCTCTTGGAATATCACACCTCCACATCCTGAATTTCCTTGAAAGAATACCACTATCTTTACCATGAGTAAAGTCTTCTCCTTTTACTCTGTTATGAAGACTTAAAATACCATGCTGATACTCATTCCATACTTCCAAAGTATCAAATGGTAAGTTTGGAGTAAACTTATCAGTACTTTTATTATATATCCCTTCATTCTCTACACTGGCTCTGAACTCCAAGTTAGTGAAAATCTTATCTATTTGTGGTTCTTGATTTCCTATCAGAGTCATAGAGAATGCACAATTTGTATTAAAGAAATTACAATAATCTCCTGCCTGATGCTGCCATAATTCACCATCCTTTAGCCAAATACCCATATCATCCAAATACTCAAAGTAAGGTGCCATACCATAGTCATAGAATGAAGTAAAGCAATTGAACTTCTCAGAGTAAGCCAGGGCAGTATTCATATTAATGAACAGTACATCTTGATTCAACTTGTCATAGTAAGTAACAAAGTTATCAAAATCCTCAGGAGACCATGAAGTATCTGCTGATGGAATATTCTGCTTTGCCCAAGAGTTAAAGCCCCCTGCTGTACTTAGATTATTCAACTGACCATTGAAAAGATAGATTCTTTTTTCATTGCTATCCATGAAGTAAATACCACTTGGAGTCTGTGCCATTGACCACTTGTTGGAACATCCTACTGTATTTGATAGATACCTCTTACCTTGAACCTTCTGTGAGTTTGCAATCTCAATAGGTACTCCTTCTGTGGTAGAAATCTGTGTGTTCTCATTGTAAAGTATCTGTGCTATACCGCTATCTTGAAATGAAAGTAACTGGTTATTAAACCTACAGATTTTACTAACTTTACCTTTATCTCCATCCATTTCCAAAGTATTAGCCATAGTGATGTTTGTCCATAAGTCTACATCTGCTCCATTCTCCTTGGTCTTAGTCCAAGTCACAGTATTTGGAAATGATGTATTCTTGTAGGTGTCTTCATCAAGTATCCTATAATTGAAGAAGTTATCCTGCTGAGTATAAACATCATTAATAAGATTGAAGTTTGCAGGTGTAATTGCAAAATTACTCAGTTGTCCCCTATTTCTATCATATCTACCATCAAGATTAACATGTGTCTCACACATAAATGATATAATATCAGTTACTGCATTCTGGTCTTCAAGAGTGAAAGGATAAGTCTTAATATGGTCATATCTTTGAAAATAGGTATCTCCCCCTTCCCATCTAATGGTAATATTTGTTTTAATTGTATTATTGAGACCTATTAAAGATATTGGCTTACCACAAGGTACCCATTGGTTATTTTCAAATGCTTCCTCTGTTTGTCCACCAAATCTATTTTGCACATTAGGATTATATAACTCCCCTAACCATAGCCATCCATACTGTAAACTACCAACACTAGGTACAGGACCATTGGGACTATTACTAATAACATCTTGTGACACAGAATTAGTTTTCTTAGACCAAAAGAAATGTTGACTACTATTACTTATACTACCTGTATTTATTGCAGATAGACCATCTTTAATAGTAGGTAATATTCTCTGTGATCCCTTTTTAGTATAATTTAAAGCTAATACTGCATGAGGTGTAGATTTATATTTTATTCTTACAGGGTCTACTCCATGTGTATATTTAGTATACTTAAAAGTTATATGATTACTTGTATATTTCTCTGATGATAAAGCTCTCCAGTTAAAATAAGAAAAATTTCTATGTAATGAGTCTGCTATTATTGATTCTGTGTCTTCAGTATCACTTGATACAGTACTACCCTGAATAGTTTTCACTCCTGTAACCACAATAGGATATCCATCACTTCTATCTCCTGTTCTTGTTATAGTTAACAATTTATCTATATTACCATAATAATTAAGTTCAGACAAATCAGAATACTTAGGTGCAGGGAGCTTTACAAGAGATATTTCATCTGAATCAAATATAGATACTCCAGAAATACCTGTATTAGTATCACTCTCTTTACCATCACTGTCCTTTTCATAAGCATTCCATATATCCTTCATATCAAAATAGCAAGACTTATAGGAATACCTCATATTACTAAGTTTCTTTTTATCCAACATTGCAGACCTATAGTTATCTTTAGCAACCTTAGTATTGTTAAGAGAGCCATTTCTATGCCAAGGATATACTACAAAACCTGTGGAGTTTTTGTTTGGGTTGCTTGTCACTAAATCTGTAACTTCATCTACCCAAAACATTCCAGCAGATAGACTTCTATAGCCAAAATGAGAATCTTCAACAAAAACCTTTTTTCCATTTCCATCACCTGTAGTATAAGAAAAACTATTTTGTACGCCAACTGATTCTTTATAAAATCCTCTTGGTAAATCCTCACTATTCTTAAAATTATTAACTGGTGTAGAAGTTTGTATATCAATGTCTCCAACAAAGGATGTTATAGGAACCATACCTACAATTCTAAGTTGTAAATTAGAAGTATCAAGACTTCTTATAGCAGTATCAAATTCAATGTCTGGAGAGTGAAATGTTAATATAGATTGGTCAACAAAATAATACTCACTATTACTATTTACCCAAGTTAAGTTCTTTGTGTTAATATTCTCGCTATTTCCTGGATTATCCACCCAAGGACCAGCAGGAGGATTACAAATGCATTGTATTTCGGCATTTCTTTGTTTATTATCAGGAATAGATCTATTATGTCTAAACTCTAATCTTACTCCTTTATTTGCAATATCTATACCATAGCTAATATCTGCATTAGAATTAGCTACATCATCTGCACCATTATATACTATTCCTGCTTTTGAATATAAATCAACTGTCTTTGTTGAAGTAGGACTGCTTAATGGTTTCCAATCTCCTACTCTTTTATTTCCAAGGTCTGTATTTAAAGAACCTGCTATATCAAAGGGGGCATTAGGTCTTACAAACCATGAAGACTGTGCAAAAGGAGTATTACTTGACCTATCTGATACGTTATATACTGTAGGACACAAAATACCTTGGCATATTACTTCCCTATCATTAATAGTAGGATACACTACTACAGGTCTTATTCTAACATATCCATCATCAAGTAATTTATTAATAATAGTAGAATCATTTAATGTAAAATATGCTGTTGGTAACTTTATAGAACCATTATTATAAAATGTAGTATCTATATGAGCAGTATTTTGAGCATCATTAATCCATATAGGTTCAGACCATTTACCTGTATAATGTTGCGCTTGGATACCAAATCTATACCATTCAAGATATTTGAAAGTCTTAAACTGATTTGAGTCTAAGTGGAGTTGATTTTTATAAGGATAATAGCCTTTAGCTTCTGGAGAATTTAATGAGTTAGCATCAGTAGCCTCGAAGGTAATTGTCTTGTTATTAAAATAACTTTTAATGGTATCATCAATACTCTTCCTCTTAAGTTTAATGTTTCCAAGAAACAAAGTATTGTCTTTCTGATCCATTGTACCAAATATAACTTCTTCTCCCCCTTTATATAACAACTCCGTAGGGTCTATAGAATCCCCTGATAAGCCATTGTCAATATAAGTAGCCTTAGCTACACTGGTAACGCCTGTCATAACCCCACCATTAGCCAATTTCATACTTGCCATATTACCATTGGTAACAGTAATAATGAATGATGTATTTGTAATTAATCCCCAAGTTAAGTAATCCCTACCAAATCCTACACTAATATATTCCTTAGTACTAAATTCCCAAGTTTTATAGTTTGACTCTATCTCTGAAGGTGTATATTGATCAAGTGTCTTTTCAGCACCAGTGCCTCTTTTATACATAGTTATCTTATTAACTGGGAAATTAATCTCATAGTTTTTATATATACTGCTCATACTTACTGTAGATGGAGCTAAGTCTATAACTCTTCTAACAAATGGAGTTGCATTTATACTTGTTCTCTGTATTGAATATATTCTAATATAGTCAAAATTTGTATCAACATTAGTTATCTCAATCTTGAAACTATTACTTACTTTTCCTTCAGGACTGACACCTCTGTCATTATATGATATATAATATAAAGGTGTTGTATAAAAGATATTACTCTCCTGACCATACTTATTGTAATAAGTAAAGGCATATTGAATAACTCCTGGAGAGAACTCACCAGAGCCTAATAGCTTAGTTACTTGTATACTCTCATTAAGACGTAACTTAGGAATAAAATCAAACTGGTTATCATTACCAGTCTGAATAGTTCCTGCAATATTAATCATCCCTGGCTGATTTATACCATCAGTCCAATAAACCTTTTGGATATTCTCTGATTCATAGGATACCAACGTCTCTAAAGGATATTTAGTGTTAAAGCCTAAATTACCCCAGTAAAGCAGCTTTCCTTCTAAATTCCAACTTTTTCCCTTTGATTTCTCCAATACATAAATGTAGGAATTTACATCATCATCTGTAGAGAAGATAACTAACTTATGGTTAAGCACTGCTGTACCCACAGGAGTACCTAATATGGTGAAATGAAAACCTCCCTCTGGAAACCAAGTACGTACATCTATATGAAGAAACATCTTCCTTGTACCTCTCTCATTCACCCATGACATAGTAGTATTACCTTCGTTAGTTGCCAATCTAAGATTGACATTCTCAAAAGCAAACTCAGGATTAAAGGCAGAAACAGACATATCTCTGTTCATACCTTTTGTTTTCCAATTAATATATTTCTTAGCCATATTAGTGCCTCCTTAAATATTCTCTATCTCCAAGGGATTTGAAGCTTTTATCAAACTCCCTAACTGGTTTAATTAATGTATTCAAGTATCTTGTCATTGATTCCATCTCTGCCATAGAAGGTGTTGTCATTTCAGATTGTAAAAGATGACTAGCCCAAGCATATTCTGTCTGTGCATTACTAAGTACTCCTGCTTGTATTTTTCCAGTATCAAACTTTACAGTAAACACCTTTACCTTTATATATGCCTCTAAGGCATTTAGATAAGTCTCATTATCTATTAACAAAGGAAAACCATCGTCATCTACAGGAATAGCCTTATAAGCAATCTCTACTCTACCTTCTGGAAAGGAAGTAAAGATTATCCTTCCTTGGGTCTTGAATGCTGGTTCTTCTCTATATTCCTGCATAGGTGGGATATAAGTATCTACTGGTGGCTTCATATTATTGAGTAAGTCCTTAGGTTGCTTTCTCATATCTGACTTAGGTCTCAACCCAGGAGTAAAGGTGTCAGTCATAGCTCTGAGACATACATCTGTCTTTAAATCTTTTACCTGGATAATGGAAATCAAATCACAAGGAAGAAGTCCCCTAAAGTCCTTTATATCTACAGAATCTATTTTATCCTGATAGAGCTGAGGATAGCCATGAAGAGATATAAATCTGGTGGTGTGCCTGATTACCTGCTCCAGAGTCACATCCCTTAGAAGAGGGTGGTCTGTAATATCATCCAATACTCTTCTGATGTTAGTATATTGTATATTTGTTACCATAATGTATCTATTTTTCCTTTATTAATATTCTCTTTAAGTGCCAGTTTAATGAACCTGTTGAGTTTAAACTCATAGAAGCATTGGTTAGCATAGTTAGCACAGAACTTATTATACTTTACATGATATATATACTTTGTCTCATTCCTAAGAAGAGTTTTGTTATTCCTTGCTTCCAAGTCTTCAAACCAAAGTTTCGTAGTTTTTTGCCAATCTATAGGATAGGTAATCTTAAGTTTTCCATCTACAATACTTACGCCACTCTGTATTTTCCTAAGTTCCAAACCTCCCATCCTACTGGGAAATGTAACTTCCTTACCATTGGCAATGTTTTCTGCCAGTAAATCATTAACTCCTCTGATAATGCTATAAAACTCATGTTCCTTCAAAGGTCTGCCTATATCATACCATTGGTGCTTACGTATTGTCTTATATGCATCATATACACCCCATGAGTTAGTCACTTTGACATTCCTTGGAGTAGTCCTATCATGAATATTCTTCTCAAATTCCTTATAGTCCATCATTAACTCTGTTTAGTTGATACCTTTGACATATCATCACTGGCATTGTTTTTATCATCTACTGGTTGGTATTTAGCAGATGTAAGTTCCTTAACTACTAATTCCATCAATGTTGGAACTAGGTATTCTCTTATAGGAAATTCTTCATCCAGTACATCACAAGCCATAGAGTTACCATCATCATCACAGAGATAGCTTGATATTTCATCAAAGTCCTCAAAGACTGCACTCATTCTCAGCTTCTTCAGGTATAGGAACTGAGGGTTACTGCTATTGAGGTATAGATGTAGATCTGGACCCAATGATACATAAATGATATTCTGTAAGAACTTATTAGTGCCTACATATCTCATCCTATCTCTAGGAACATAACTGATATTGATTCCCTGATAGAAGTCTATAGGATATACTCTTGGCTGATTATCTTCAAGAATCTTAGGAATCTTCTTAGTAGTTCTTAGATAATATCCTCCAGTACATGGCTCTCCATCTATAGCAGGTACTTTCTCTAAGTCCAGACATATCTGCTGATACTCAAACTCAGAGGCTATATCAGTAGTAGCCTTCTGCTTCTCCTGTTCTTTCTTTATCAAGAAGCTTCTATACTTCTTCAAAAGAAAGATTACATGATCCTCATTAAAATAGGAATCATCAGAAGTAGCAGCCTTTGCCAAGTCCAAGACCATATAAACAATTTCTTTTACTAACATGTTCTCTTATTATTAATTATGGCTCAAAGGTAGTCTTTTTTAACTAACCTCTGAGCCATATTAAAGAAACTATTTACTGATTTAAGTAAACCTCTTATTTACTATTACTCCTCAGCCATAATAAGCACATCAGACTGAGTATTACCGTTTACACTATTAAGATCATGAATAGCCTTAATCACTTCTGTCTCTTCAAGATTCTTTATTCTCTGAGCCATTTCTGTCATTTCACCTAAATGTAATTTTCCCATCTTCAAATAATCTGGATAAGGTATTAAACAACTAGTCCCATAGATACAGTCTAAAGCTTTTTCTATAAGACAATAATCTCTCTTACTAAGCAATGCCCTGTAGTCATTAAACATAAAATCTCTATAGAAAGCCATTACCAACAGCTTTTCACTATGAGCCTTTGACATATAACCCTTTACTTCCAGGGCATGATAATACTTAGTCAATGCTTCATACAAAATATCATCCATTACATCCACAAGTTTTAATTGTTCTTCTCTGACAAGACTTTCCTACTTCATCAAATAACATATTAAAAAACTTGATAGCAGGAATATAATGTTCTGTCTCTATTGATGCCTTGAATGCATTCCATAGAAGAATGAAATCAATGAATGCTGTAGGAACATTGCAATCTGCCACTAACTCCTTTGTATAATCCATAACTTTCTGATGCAGCATATTCTCATCAAATACTACACCAAGAGTAGTTTCCTCATCAAGTCTGCAAGGTGTGCAGGGATCTGGAGTTCCTTTACACTTAATATAGACAAAGAATAAAGTCTTACTCATATCTCCCTTATTAAAGGCTATATCCTTAGGGTCTGATTCCCAAGATTTAGATAAGTCTAAAGCTTCAATAACCAAATTAAGTTCCTTAGCATTCTCCTCTGCCTTCTTAATATAAACATAGTCTGATGTAGGAAGTCCAGGGTCTGTTTCAGATACTTTATCTGCTGTCTGAATAACAATGGAATCAATGTATATATCCTTAAAGAAATCAGCCTTGTTTACATGAGCATTTATATACATTCTCTTGCCATCATCAGAAATTCTGAGTTGATCAAATATTACACTCATACTTTCTTATTAACTAATAAAACAAAAAAGAGGGAAAGGGATACACTTCCCCAATCCCCCTTGTTTAACCTATCAAAGATGATTATACATCTTCCTCTGCGGTGACCTTTGATGCACCCTTCTCTGTAGAGAGAGTAGCTACACTAAGACCTGTAGCTGTATTAAATGCACCAATGATAGCATCAATAACAGTATAATCTGCACCACCACCATCAGTAGACTTAACTGCTGTAGGAACAGCAATAGTAATATCCTTCTCTGATCTGTAACTATTTACACCTGTATCTGTGAAAGCATAATGAATTTCAAAGACATCATAGGTCTTGGTAGGATATACCATACCTACAGTCTCTACATCATTAGGCCAACCAATCTTTCTATACTGGTCACCACGTTCACCCAAACAGAAGTATTCAAGGTCTGCAATCTTCTTACCATTACCAATCTTTGTAGTAGCAGTCTGCTCTGTAGCCTTACCCCAGATAAGATCTGTAGTACCATCATAGATTGTAGTAGGAACTACATCAAAATATACTCTCTCTTGTGCTTCTGTACCAAGATGCCAAGACTGAGGCTTCTCCTCAATAACAAGACCTGCTGCACTGGAACTGAATGCAAGATATGGATTGCTCTTTGCATTTGCACCTACTTCCCTAGAGAAGCAAAGGTTAAGAGCCTTCTCCATTTCAGCATAGAACTTAGTAGCAGTCATACCTTTAATTGCATGTACTGCTGCATCCTTAAAGTACTGATCCTGATCACTCATACCATAGAATTGGCGAAGATTAATGCGGAGGATATAATCCTGACCTACAACTGGAGCACCACCATTTACACTTGAATCCAAGGTAACCAATACCTTCTTCATTGGTGTCTCCATATCAGTAGCCTTGATAGCCTTAGCTGATGTGATATTCTTTACCTGGATGTAATCACTCTTAAGAACAGTATCTGGACCAAGAATTTCAAAGTAAACTTCCTTCTCGATGTCACCAATACTCTTCACCTTGATTTCACCCTTGTTAGCTAGTGCTGCTGCACCTGTAACCAACTTATTTGCTACATAGAACTGTCTGTTCTGATTAGTTGAAAATACACTCATTTTTATTATGTATTAAATTAAACATAAATCTATCAAAATAGATAGATTTTAATTATCTCTATTTTCTTTCTCAAAGTTATAACCTTTACTCTGAAGAGCTATCTGTACAGCTCTTTCTAAAATCTTCTGATGAAGAGCTTCATGTAATGTGCAGTCACAAGCTTCATTTTTTCCCTCAATAGTCAGTTCGTTAGGCAAGTCTTCCAAAATGATAGGAGAAACTTTCTTAATATACCTTATATAATACTTTGCAATTAAGTACTTGCAGATAATCTCTACATTACCTTCTGAAAGGTCTAACCTTAAAGCCCGCCTGTCATTAGCTCCTCTAAAAGGATTATCCCTGATATTAAGGTATTCATCCTGCTTAGTAGGATAAACTTTCATGTAAGTTTCATTCTTACATTTACTATTCTTAAGTATCACAGATTCTAAAGTTATAAACCATAGATCTTCTGGAAGAGTGAAGAAGGTGGAAGAACTTGTAATTCCTAATGGAGTACCACTTGTATTGGTTATAGGCTTTAAGTACTTCTCTGCAACAAGATTAGATAAATACCTTCTCATTTCCTCTGTACTTTCAAAAGAGTCTCCATAAGGATTCTTACCATTATAAAGACTAGAAACCAATTCTTCCTGTGCTTTAGTCAAGAACAACGACTTCTCATATTCATTGAACTCTATACTATCTAAAAATTCCTGCTTATCAAAGTCCTTGAATCTCTTGTAACTATTGACTAACACATCAAAACCATTTGAAAACTCTTCTCTTTTCATACTTACTGCCTATTTTGGTTGTTGCTCTGTGCTGGTTGTTGTATAGTACCACCTTTAGTACTAATTGCTAACTCTACAGCCTTATTAAGAATATCCATGTGAACAATAGGATTTAACTCACAAGAAGATTCCATTGATTCTCCATCAATATTCAAGTCATTTGGGAGATTCTCCAAAATGATAGGCTGTGGTCTCTTAATATATCTTATCTTATATTCAAACTTTGTCTTATCTTCTAAATTTGCATATTGCCATCTAGGAATAAGCTCTGTCTTTAAATCAAAACCTGTAGAGTCATTTTGAAATAATCTCCATGCTTGTTTTTTTAAAGGCTGAGCATAAGGTTTACTCATTTCTCTATCATATTCCTTATAATTGATAGGGACTATAATAAAAGTATGAATCTTACCATTGGACTCTGTATAAGTGAGCTTCTCATTAAGAATGAAAAGTACCTTAGCTGTTGCAGAACCTTTCTTATCTGTATATTTTGGTAATTCATACATAATACCTCTATCATCAAAATGAGATCTATTTACACTAGCTGGGGTAAGTTTTTCAACCCTAATAAGAGAACTAAAATCAACCTGTCTTCTTGAAGAATCATCAAATCCTTGCCTTTGCTGGTTTAATGTGCCATCAAAATAAGACTTAACAATAATATCTTGAGCCTGTGTAAGAAGTACAGATTTCTCATACTCATCCAATACAATCTCTCTCTTAGAAGCCTGTTCTCCAAACTGAGCCTGTGTATTGTAGCTATTGAGCAAAGTTGAAAAGCTATCACTAAATTCTGAATTGGTCATATCTCTTAATATTTAATTATTATTCACTTCTTTGTCCTGCCTGCATTACTGCCTGTAAGTTATCCTGCCCAGTATTAGTCCAAGCTACCTTAGCAAGCTCTACTGCTCTTTGTACTATCTCTTCATGTAAGATTGGGTCTAAGATACAATCCATCTTTTTACCTGTATTATCACCATCTATAGTAAGACCGTCCAAGTCTGCTACAACAATAGGTGTAGGTCTTCTTACATATCTGATAAAGTAACTTCCAAAAGTATCTGAAGGACCTATTATAATATCAGCGTTATTACCATCAATAAGCCTCCATGCCTGGTACTTTAGTGGTCTTTTATAAGGTTTGGACATTAGCCTTGAATATTCGTCAAACTTGATTGGTATTACCTGTAGGTCAACGTACTTTTTATCCCTTTGAACTGTTACATACTCATTAAGGATAAACATAACATTTTCTGGTAATGTTACACCCGTAGTGTTGTGTCTTTGGTCAAAGTAGCACTCATCATTGGGAGTTATTGACCGTGAAGTTGTAATACTTGAAAAGTCTATTTGCCTCTTTGCACTCCCATCAAAGCCATCTTGAGTATTGTTGCCTTTACTTTTAGGATTAAAGTAGTTCTTTATAATCTCATCTTGTGCCTTAGTAAGAAAGACACTCTTCTCATACGCATTTAATCCTGGTGCTTGGTTTGAGGTTATATTGTTATACAACACATCAAACATATTATCCATCTCTTCTGCTGACATATCTTTATAGTTTTAAAAGGAGTGGGAAGGGCTTTCACCTCCCTCCCTTAGACTCCACGTATGAAAAAATTATAATTTATTCTTCTTTTAGCTGTGCTTCCAGCATATACTTGAGTTCCTGATGCTTGATACTACTGATATATCTTGCAGCATTGTTCAAGGTACTCTCCTCATTCATTTCACAGAGAGCTGAACCATCCTTACGTAGATAGTAGGTATTATTCTTAGTACCTACCAAACCTGCCTCTACAGCTCTCTTGATAAGAACCTTTGCAGGGAGGAGTTCATCCTTAATAACAGAATGGAACTTCCTTGGGTCTGCCTGAATATACTCATTAACCTTATTCTGCAAGTAGTCAATCTTAACACTAGGACTGACAGGTCTCTTTTCAAGAATTTCAATGATAGTCTTAAGAGTATTTTTATCATTTCTGACAGCACCATACTCTGTATAGCACTCCATTGTAACATCCATTCTACTGAGATTCTTCTGTGCCTCTGCACCCTCAGAGATTATAACAAACTGATAAGTTGCCTTTGGTCTATTCTCTAATTCCTCCATAGATGAAGCAATCTGATCCTTATTGGCAATCAGAATCTTATACTGTATATACTGCTCTGGAATACTAAGGTCAAAGTAGTTATCCTGCTTATGCAGGGTTACTCTACCAATACCGTTAGGATTACTGTCATCCCAGAAGTTATTTTCTTTCTTATAGATACTGAGAGCATTGATTTCCAAACCCATAGCCTTCTCAAGGAAGGATTTCTCACTATCTGTAAGAATGTTCTTGAACATACCTGTCTTACTAAGCCTTGGCACAACAAAGCTTCTTGTAGCATTCTCTGCCATACCCCCATACAGAATATGTCCTTTTCTCTGAACCATTGCTGTAGGACTTGGAACAAATCTTACAATAATTCTCTCATTTCTCAAACAATTAACTGGTTCATTACTATAATACTGCTGAGCTATAGGTTTTCTTGTTGTCTGTACAGGTTCCTCTTTAGGTGTAGGAATCTCCTGCCTAACTTCCTCCTGTGGTGTAACATCAATCTCTACACCTTCCATTAATGTATTATCCATATCTGAACCTTCTTCTACTTTCTTTGATCTTCCCATTTTTAACTTCTCCTTATTTTTATTCTTCTACTTTATTATATTATAAAGCAAGCAGGAGGGAAAGTGTTATTCCCTCACTACTGCTTTTATAGTTTAGCCTACAAGAATTGCAGGAATCAAACTCATTGTCCTTGTAGGGTCAAGCACACATACACCAGTGGTAGTCATCTTGTGAATAGTTGCAGAATCCTCATCATGACTCATGTTAGGATTACCCATCTGACCAGTGAATGGATTTCTCAATCCCCACTCATAGCTTGTCATATCACCCTCCATGCCCTTGACAGCACACTTGAAGATGTTAGGCTGATCCATTGTACCAATATCAAAGATGTCATACCTATAAGAGAATGCAGGACCGCCATTAGGATGCATAATCTTATTTCTTACAGGGTCATCATAGTAAGCATCTACCTCTACCTTAACCTTTACACCATTAGGCGCAAGGAACTCTGTAAACTGGAAGCCTGCTGAAAGTGCATTCTCATGAAGATTAGACTGTGTTTTCTTCACCATACCAATCTGATCACCATTGATAGTAAATGCTGACCAGCCACTTACAGTATCAAGTACTGCCTTATGGAACTGAATAGCACCACGCTCACCAGTCTTAATGATAAAGGTTCTATCCTTCATATCAAGCTTAGCAGCCGACAACTCATAGAGAGCATCTTCAATAAGCTTCAAAGAGAATGTGTTGTAAGGCATAGTATTAGATACTTCCATCTGCTCATAGAGACCAGCACCCATACGGATAACCTCACCAGACTTACCAATGTTAAGGTATTCACCATTCATATTTCTGTTAGAACGACCAAATGCAAGGACATTGTTCTTATAGTCATTCCACTGCTGCTCAAGCTGCCACTGTACCTCATGCATCCACATGTTTACAGTATCCTTTACATAGCGACCATTAGTCTCACGGGTTACAGGAATACCAAAGGCAACCTTCTTACCAAGCATTGCGCCAGATACCTTATGATGAATTCTAATGGTAGAGAACTCATTTCTCATAGCTACAGGACTAGCAAAACGAATATCACCTGCCTTACGAGAGAACTCCCTCTCTACAGGAGCATACTCTACAGAGAAACGCTTACCTGGAAGCAACTCATCTACAGGAATACCAGAAGTAATACCACCCATCAATTCTACCTTATACAAGGTATTTGTACCTTCATTCTTACCATTGGCAAGAACCCTAATAGGATAAACCTCATTACGCTCACCAACAATAACCTCCTGGTCTGCAAACCAATCCTCAGCAAAAATCAAATAGAAAGGTTCTCCATTCACACCTACATTATCACCACCTGCTTCTACAATCTTACCATCAGCATCACGTGCTTCTACCAAAGGAATATTTCTAGTAGCACTACCTATAATATCCCATGTATACTCTTCATCAGAGTCAAAAGTCTTAGTAGGGAATTGTGAGAGGAATGTATCAAGGGTCTTACCCCTATACCAAGCAAGCAGCTGTACCATCAGAGATGTTGCCTTTTGAGGTTGCAACTGGAAGATGCTACCAAGGTGATTATTCTTGGTTGTACCCATCCAATGGTTGAAAGTCTGCTTCTGAAATTTACTTAATTTTCCAGCCATTTTATCAAAAGTTAAAACATTTAATACTCAAATCTTATCTTATACATGGTCTTATAAATCAAGTTTCATTCCCTTACTAATAAAAGAGTTGGGGCCATCCTTCTGGTTAGTTACCATTCTAAGGCTACCATCGTTGTTTCTCCTAGTATTGTTTAGGGTTTGTTCTAGTTCTCTAAGACCTTTCTTTACTTCTTTCTTTACCTTACCTTTGGCAAAAGAATCAAAGTCCTTAAAGCCATTGGTCATTGCAAAAATGAGACCTGTATATTTGAGGAATTCTGCCCTATGCTCAGATTCATACTTCTGAATAGCAGTCATATAGTCACCTGTCTCAGGGTCTTTGTATACTGGCTTTGATATAGAATCAAATGCTTTCTTGCGAATGTCATTGCTAATCTCCATATCACCAAACAATTGCTTGTCTTTCAGAAGAGACTTCTCCAATTCCTTAGCATTCTTCTCTCTCTCAGCTTTCTCTTCATCAGCCCTCTGCTGTGCCTCCTGAAGCATCTTGTTATATGCATTACTAAAGTATTCCTTATTACTGAGCAAGGCTTCCTTTGCATCCTCAACATCTGTACCTGCATCTACAGTTCTATCAGCAAACTTCTTTGCTTTATCAGGGGTCATTCCCTTATTGATAAAGTCCTGATAAATAAGACGATATCTCAACTGCTCACCCTTTTCACTCTCCTCTGCAATGGCTGCATCTGTAATAGTGTTGATATAGCTAAGAGTTGCTTCATAATTCTTAATATCGGTAGGCTCTACCCCATTCTCAAGAGCCTGGGAAATTCTCTTCTGCTTTTCATCAAAGCGAGCATTAATTTCTGCTTCAATCAGATTACTGAAAGACTCTGCATCTACAGCCTTCTTAATAGTCTCATCATCAAGGTTTGGGAAGATACCATCCACTGCACAGGCATTGGCAATGGAAGAGTAGAAGTTATTTGGAGAAGTGCCATCTGCATCATTGTCAGGGGCAGTATCTTCCTTACCTTCATTATCTTTACCACTACCTACGCTCTCTGGTGCTTTATCCTCAAACAAAGTTTCAGGATCCACATCCTCAGTAGTATTATCTTTTTCTTTCTGTTTTTTGTCATCAGAATCAGGAGTATCTACATCCTCCTCTTCTGCTTCTTTATGTTCTTCTTGAACATCATTATCTTCTGGGTCAGTAAAGAGAGTATCAATCTCCTGCTCACCTAAGATATTATCAAAACTCAATGCTTCCATACTTTTCTTCTCTTTAAAATTCTACAATCTTCTTTTGTTGCAAAAGTAAAGAAATATCAAGTGTTAAATAGGTATCTTACACAGACCCTAAGATATACTAAAAAAGGTACTTAAACAAGTACCTTTCCTAGTTTACAAGTAGTAACTTTTTACTGCTATTCCACAATTCTTCTTTCCTGGATAGTTCTTATCCCAATAGTCATCCTTTTCCATACCAGAGCTTACTTCTTCAGTATGTCTTAGGTCACCATGATAAAGCACCATCTTTTCTTCCCTATAGAGCATTAACTGTACAAGACTCATGATTCTATCAAAGTTACCCTGAGGATTCCATAACACAAGCTCCTTAAGTAAAGCTCTGTTCTTTATTCTATAAAGATTAGGTACTGTCACTTCATTATTATTACCCTCTGCATCAGTTTCTATGATAACAATAGGTTTTCTAAGCCAGGTCTGTATCATCTTGAAAGCACCATTAATAATAGGTGTAGTAGCTCTGATACCTACAGACTTATTACCATAACCTATACTGCTTATCATGTTTCTCTGCACAAGATATTCTGGTGTTTCTGCCAATAAGTGGATAGCATTATGGGAACTGAAGTAGGAGAACATACCCATTACATTCTGCTCATACATACATCTACAGTTATAAAAGAGACATAACTTCCTGCATATCTCATAGAAATCTTCTGCAAAGGTAGGTCTTCCTGTATATTCAGCAACAATCATATCTGTCCATAAGTCCATGACAAAGATAGAACCTAAAGACATGGTATTAGAACAATCTGCATCATAAGGGTCAGCAGAACAGATGTATCTTCCTGCTGGTATCTTACCTTCACCATTCTTCTTAGGCATTTCAAATATCTCAAGAGCACCTTTAACCTTGTTATCTTTAGTAGGGAAATCTCTGATAGGTAAATCAATAGTAGGATTAAACTTCACTTCTCCTGTCTTATTATCCTGCACTAACTCTCCAACATAAACATCATCAAAGGCATTTGGATCATTATCCAGTTGGTTTAATCTTTCATTAAGCTCTGTTACAGGGAAGATGTTACCATGACTTCTGAGCATAGCTTCCTGTGGTACTATAGGATACTGGGATATACGTTTGACTATGGTATTAATATCAGTAGTACCATATTTTACCTTATATCTATCATAAAGAATCATCAGCAAAGCCTTACTTACATCAGAATTTCCATTCTTATCTATACAGCTTTCATCATAGTTAAGATATGCAGGAAAGAAAAAACAACACTTCTTTCTTCCTTGACCTTCCTTATCAAACACATTATCCAAAGGTTCAAGGTTATAGCCCTCTGGAGAATAGAACATCTCTGCAAAGGCTGTAAAGTCTGATTGATCATCACCAGCAGTACCATAGGCAAATATTTCTCCAAACACCTTACTACCATGTTCTACAGAAGGTCTAATCATGTTATACATACTGGTAAGATTCTTAAAGATACCTGCCTCCTCTATAAGGTATAGCACACCACGGGAACCATTCAGTTTATCCTGATTAACACCAGTAATGATACCTGATACTGAGTTCTTGCTGCCATATTCCACTTCACTGCCAGCTTTCTTGAACCCCATCTTCCACTCCATCTCCTGGTCAGAAGACTTTAGTCTATGAGAAGCAAACTGAGTATATTTAGCACAATGGTCTAGGTTATCTTTAAATACCCTAAGAATCTGGTTGGTATCCATCAGCTTGGTTCTATCTACAGCAGTAACCATACACTGTACTTCAGTCTTGTTATTCTCTGATTCTCCTATGATACATCTCTTGGCAAGAAGTCCTCCACCAAATGAGGTGTTGTGAGTTACAATAAAATCTCCAATTAGATAACAATGACTCTCGTTATCTACAACAACACACTTTGCTTTCTCTCTATGGCTGTACTTTATATCAACTATTCTAGTCCAATCTCTCCTGCTTTTACTATAAGCAGAATTAAACCCTGTAAGTTTATCCAACTTTCTTTGTAATCGGAATATTTGATCATTGGTAAGAATAGTAACATTATAAGTTAACTTACATAGATGTTGACCATTAATATCTGTATATTTACCTTGCTTAGTAAACATAGTAGAATTATAACCTAAACTATGACATAACCACCTAATGTCCTTAGCTAATCTTTCTGATGTAGTTGTAAACATAGGAACACCATTATTATTAACTGTTCCATCTGTATCCATTAAACCTTGTAGTAAAGCAATTCTTACATCTGAAGAATTAAACATATATTCTTTTGGTATAAACTTAGTATCTGATGTTGTATTCCAAAGATTATATTCCAATAGTTTTCCTTGCAGATTATTTATCTTTATTCCATGACTATACTTTCCTTTTCTTGCATACATATCATAAGGAACCTGCTGTTTATAGAATTCAAAGTCTTCTTCTCCAGAAGTAAGTTCTGCTACATTAAGGCAACTTTTTGTTAGGCAACCATCTCCTATAAGAAGTCCTAAGGTGTAAGGGTCAATAAGTACTCTTTGGGTATTAAACTCTACCTTTTTATTATTAGGTATAGCATAATAGTACTCAATACCTCCATCTTTTCTTTTATGAGCATAATCTGAATGCATGATGGTCCAAAGGTCAATTACCTGCATTTTATTTTTCTTCCTGTGATCTTTTACATAGAAAAGATGTCCAGATGTACATTGTAACTTTCTGCCATCAGAAAGAGTTACAGTGTAAATCTTTTCTTCTTCATCAAAAGGAATATGAGTGACTTTAGTTAAATTTCCATCATCTCCAAACAATACATCTCCTACCTGTATATCACCCCATTCCTTTACACCATCTGGAGTATATACAAGTTGACTATAAGGATGTGCTTTGCCCTTACCACGGCTAGCTAATTCAGCAGCATGATGACCATGTGTCCTAGCCTGCAAGAAGTAATGAGACATCAAGAACTGACCATCCCAAAATCTAGGATGGGCTACAGTTCTTATATCTATACCATTCTCATTCTCTACAAGGTGCATAGGACAGAAGTTTAGCATCCAGTAGTAATCACCAGTGACCCACATACCAGTAGTAGGGTTACAATAACCATTCCATCCTCTTTCTCTCTGACTATAAAGCCATTTACCAAAGTCACTATTTGGATTGGCATTAGGTCTTAAGGTAGTATATCTACCTTTATTACTCTTAAATGCTAAAGCTGATGGTCTAAAGTAATCGCTATCTTCAAGGATTGGAGGATGAGTGATATCAATGATTACTCTACCTTCACTATCTCTAGGTAACTGTGACACCAATGGTCTATCAGGAGATACCATCCATCTGATAAAAGGAACATTATTGAGAAAATCCCAGAATTGTTCCTGTACTTCCGCAGGATATTTCTCCAAATGCAAATCCTCTAAGGGTGTCTGACATTTATTAAACTTTACATTTTCCATATACTTCTACTCTTATTTCAGCAAAAGTATATATATAATAAGGTGTAGACAACAACCTAACATTCTTCCTAAGATAACATAAAAATAGCCCAAGCCTAAAAGACTTGAGCTACTCTCCATAACTAACTTCTACACAAAAAACAATGTAAAACTAACTAAACAATCAACATCTTCTTTCCTGGAACAATGAGGGATTCCTCTTTCTCATACCCCTTGAAAGCATATCTAATATCTTGATCAGAAATATAAAGATAGTCATGAGGTTCACCCTTTTCATCATCTATAGTCTCAAAAGGAAAGTTATATGTAAGGATTGGGTTATTATCCAAATCATTCTGTACAGAGTTCTTATTGTATTTCTTTACAGCAAAGTGATCTGGAATAATCATCACCATATCTCCAACTTTAACATCTCTAACACTTGGACCAATAGCTACTACCTTCTGCCAAAGCTTCAAGTCCCCCTTCTTGGCAACAATAACTCCACCTTGAATCATATCTTTCTCAAAAGTATCGCCTGTAGTCAACAAGTGATTATATGTAGGCTTAATTTCTGTTATGTGTAACATTACTTTCTTGTTTTATTTGATTTTTAATTTCTTGCATTTTCTTCATTCTCTTATACCTGTCAAGAGTAACATGAAGCTTACCTATGGAAGGAATGTTCACATTAGGTTGAAGCTTCAGAAACTCTTCATCAGTAAGGTCTTCCTTCAGAGGTAATGAAGTAATATGTTCTCTGATGGATCTCCAATAAGCTCTGTAGGTTCTATCTACAAGATTTATAGGAAGCCCTAAATTTCCAGCAACCTTGGATATAATCTCATCATAGGTCATGCTTTCTTCCTATTATCCTTAAATAGTATCAACAGTTGGAAGCATCCATTATCATCTTTCCTAATATTAGGAATCAAACGAGAGTTTATCTTATCATTAAGGATAACCTTGTTCTTTCTGAGATTACTCATCACTACATAAAAGTGTTGCTTGGTGATTTCACATTCATCAATAACTTTCTTCTTTGTAGATTCACTCATGACCATTTCATCAAGGATACTTGGGTCATCAATGCTCTTGGAAAGTTCCCATCTCTGTTTGAGGAAACTTGCAGTTACATCCAATTCCCTAGGAGTAAGACTGATGAATGACTTTAGGAAAGTACACCACCATCTGAAGAAATCAATGCCAACAGATATAGGAACAGTCACTATATTGTTAGGCTTTGGAAGTGTAGATTTTTCCTGTACCCTAGTGTTGACACCATTCTCCATATTAATCCTCCTTCTTATGTTCTTCAGTATCTTGAGGAATAGTCATTGCCTGTTCTATCTCAACAGCACAGTTTCCTACAAAATCACTAGAGAACTGATTACTTAGTTCCAATACTTTAAAGAGATAATCAAGTCTCTTATTCATAGCAAAAGCTTCCAACTCTCTATTTCTTGCAACAAGCTGTTTATTCTGCTGCCACAACTGGTTGCATGCATCATTAAGCTGCTCATAAGTAAGCTTCTGCTGCTTGTTTTCTGACTTGTTTTCACTCCCATTCATACTAATCTGCTTTGCTTTATTCTGCTCTTCCATAACTTTTAGTTTTATTTCTGTTTATTAATTCTATTTTCAAATCATCTAATCTATTCTCCTGATATAGCTTTGCAAACAACAGAATAACTGAGTCTGATTTACTAAGCCAATTAGGAAAAGTAGGGTACATTGTTGTACAAATCTCTCTCCATTCTGGATCATTGGATACCTTTACTTTTAGTTTCTCTATTGGTAACTGAAAGATTGGAGACATCCTTACATCATTTGTCTTTTCTACATATTTATGACCATACCTTTTCATATATAGTTTTTCCCACTCAAAGAAACTTGTTGTCTTGAAGTCTGTACAGCCACATTGTGAACAGCAATCCATACCAATAGATTCTTCATATTTTATTCCGAGTGAGTAACACTTAGTGCAATAATTTACAGGTTCAGAGTCATAGTCATTCAATTTACTTTGTTTAGACATAGCTTACAAGATTAAAGAGTTTACACCTTATTTATAATATAGGAGAATATAATCCCCACCATTGTTTATAATCTGAACAATATCATCCTTTAAAATAGGATTATCAGGAAAATCTTTATTGTGTTTATTTACCGTTGCAAGCAATTCTCTCAAAGAAGAAGTCTGAATATAATCCATAAACAGTTTTTGTTTTGTATTCTTTTCTATCATATCTTACCTCTTTTTAGATGATGTTGTTTTTGTCTTTGCTACATTCTGCATAGCATTAGCTCTCTTTGTAAGGTTTGCTGCCTGAGACTTAGCAACCTTAATAGCTCTGTTCATTCTGGCTTTATCTCCCATTATCTCTTGATAGTTAGCCATTGTCTGAGCATCACTTTCAGCTTGCCACCTCAGTTCTTCACTGCTTCTTGTTTTCTTTATTGCTACCATATTATCTGTATTTTGCTTAAAGTTTTACTTTAACCGTTGTTTGTATCTTGTTATTTTATAGTCTTTTATAGTCACATGTTTAAGTACTGCAAATATACGATTTTCCTCTTAAAATTCCATAGAATTCTTATTAAATATTTCATTTACCCTTTACTTTTAAACTTTATTAATAGAAAACAGTTCTAAGAATTCTCTTAATTCTTTTTTAAAATTACTACATTTGCATAACTTCTTTTAAAGAAGAATGTTGGTTAGTAACTGCAAAACGTTTCAACCAACATTTGGGTTGTAAATCTAGGTTATTATAGCCTTAGTTGCAGCCCTATCTAGTGATCATTAACATATTGAACAAAGTAAGTAGAATATAAATCATTGATTTATAAAGGTTTGCATTAGGAGGAATATACTACATCCCATTGTATGACCGACACTCTCGGTCGTATGCACTCTGACGCTCAGTTCGCAGGTTCTTCTTCAGTTCCTGCTCACGTAGAGATGATGGGCTTCCTCGGTATGGGTAACAACCCAATGGTAGGTGCTTCTGTAGCTATCGCTGTTGCTGTTGATTTGGCTCTCAACAAGAAGTAATTTCTTAGAGATACAAATTAACCAGTATAATAATATCCCTGCGACTATATAGTTGCAGGGATTTTTTATTTCCTAAAGGGTACACACATTTTATAAAGAGAGACTTAATGGATATTTCATTGGGATGGTACTTGTGATGTATATACCCTTTGTATTAAATGATATTTGATAGTAATCATATTGACATTTGACAGCAAGCAAAAAGAAGTTTGATAGAAAGCATAGGTATCTTTGCTAGAAAGCATAGATTGCTCGAGACATAGCTTCGACAACGAATGAAGCCTGTTAAGTCATTGAATGAAAGCAGCTTATCATACGGCTACACATATATTTCTCAAATTTGATTATAATATATGTTTTTTATTGCTTTTATTAGGAAAATAAAATACAAACAAGACCTTAGATAGTTAAACAACGATAGATACTATCTTGAACAATACTTTAGGCTCGATGCAATATCGGATGAAACCTTTTATTATCAAAACACAAGATGATAAATAAAAATAAAAAGCCGATGATACATTCTATAAAGAAGTATCATCGGCTATTATTATTTATTTGAGAGGAGTA